TCCCAAGCTAGTTGGTTCCAATCCTTGACCGTTGCGTTGAATTCCTTCTTCGCTACGTCCATTAGACAAATTCTCGCTACGCACATTGCTACTTCTAGTTGCAGAGTTGCTAGATCCGAATTCTTGTTTCCCATCGGATAGAACCTGTTCATGAAGTCGAGAACCTGTGCTTTCATGAGTTCCTTTTCTGATGCCTGACATTTCATTTCTATCAACATGTAATTGATTAGATTGGTTATGTCCATCTACTTCCTCCTTGATATAATCCGCTATACCATAGGCAAATTGAACGGCATCTTGTGTGGACCCAACATTATTTAAGTAATCTCGTAGAGCCGCATGAATTAATTCATGTTGTAGAGCTGTACTTGATGTACTAATTTTATCCTCAGGAATACTAATAACGCCAAGTTGTGCGTTATATTGTGGTGTCTTACCTGCATCCGTTACAGCAATTTGGATATGTTTAGCTTTAGTTAGATAACTAATAACACTATCGAAATGTTTGTTAAGGCGTTTCTTGATACCTGACAAGATAACTTTGGCTTGTGAGTCTGTTAAGTTATTGCCCCCTCTAGCAATAATTTTTCTCACATTATCATCAAGTACAAAATGACCGGCATTAATCCAGTTACTGTTAAGTTTATCTGCCCCTTTTTGGTAGGACACAATACCCTTTAATGCATCAGCTTGATTTAACGTATACGGTCTGATTAAAACTTTCCCATCAACATCACTATCAACTATATATTCACCCTTCTCAAATAGATTGTCAAGGGTGTTTTGAATACCTCCAGTAGTTGTTCTATCTAGCAACACAGAATTATTTTCAGCATTTAAAATTACTCGTTTCAATAATGTAGCACGAGCTTTTTTGATAGCACTTTCAGTCCCATAGTCAAGACCTTCCATAGTGATTTTACCGTCAAATGGGGTGGAACCTAAGTATAATTCTGCGTCAAAAGATAAAACACCAAACTCATGTTCTTTATTAGTGATACTATCAGTATTAACGCCCATTTCTTCTAATACAGGCATATAATCTACGTCAGGTTTTACATCCAACACAAAATGGAAAACCTCAGGATGCTCTGTCGCTCTAATGCTCTCTACATTAATAGAAGATGCAACCTGTTTACCGTTATATTTACGTTTATCAACCTTTTGAGGTTGTACCGCTTTCTCTGTATTAGTTTCTACTGGACTTTCTTTAACAGCATCGTTAGTAAAATATCGTTTAGCAAAGGCAATTAGTTTGTCTTTACCATCAAATTTGATATTTGTTAAACCGGTGCTCCCGTTGTACATAGCTTGGTTACGTTGGGTTTTTACTTTATTACCTTCTGTACCAAAACTTTGTTTAGGGAAAGAACCAACAATAGCATATGCTAAATGTTTTGCTCTAGCAGGATTTGCTGTGATAGCCTCATCAGGACCACCTGCACTCTCTACCAAATCGTTATATTCTTTCACTAACACATTTTTAATGTATCGTTCACGAGGTTGACGTTTAAAATCAACTTGTTCCGGTTCAACATTAAGTTCAGAACTTACCCATTTACGAAGTTTATCATCAATCGTATTAGGGCGTTCTAGTACAGCCTTACTAACATATGCAGGGTGAGTTACAGTGCCTGCGTCATGCTCGTCAGCAAAGTTAGATTGTGTACGTTTAGGTTTTTCGGGGATAAAGAATACATGATCTCCTGTATCTCCTAAATGATTTGTCTCAAACTTATCAATTTGTTTTTCAATATTTTTCTTTTCTGTTTCGTAACCTTTGTCTGTGACCTTACCTTCATCAATAGCTTTTTTAAATCGTGCTATATGCTCATTGATGATTTCAGCGTCACGGTTTCTCCCTTCCTCCGTTCTTTCGTACTTACGAAGTTCACCTTTATCAGTAATGTTCTTTTGCAACATTTCCATCATACGCTGTAATTCCGGTAAATGTTTCTTTTTAGCATTTTTGATAATGTGAGCTAATTCTGTTTTAGCGTCTTTCGGTGTGATTTCTTCATCCTTGAACTTTCTTAGAATAATTTTCCCTTTTACTGTATCTGTAGTGCGAGTAGAGCGAGTGGAACGTGTAGTTTTTTCCTCATCTTTATTCACATTTACAGATTTTTTACTCCCTGTGTCAGGTTTTGTTTTGGCCTTACTTAATACTTCTTGAGGGTCAATACTCTGTGCCGTAATCAGCGGTTTAAGTTCAGGATTTTCTGCTATTTTTGCCATAATAGAGCCTTCCTTAAACTTTGGTTTGACTTGCTTTTTCTGATTAAGTTGACTTGCTTTTTCCCTCTCTTGAATACTCTTTTCAGAGTTTTCTACTCTCTTGTCTCCTATTATACCACCGTATACATATTCATTAATAGTGTTAAATAGATTTTTGTTGTTATTTTTAAATTCTGTATATTTTTTGTATCTATATATAGGTTTACCTTGCTTACCAAGTTCTATCATATTTTCTGCGATAGCTTGGTTAATAGCCGTTAATTTTTCTTTATTACGAGGGTCCTTTGGATCAAGCATACGAGTAGCTTTATCGTATTGAGCGTCTGCTACGGCAACATTAGCATTTTCTTCGCTCAATTTTTTAAGTTGTGTTTTATTCCAACCACGTTTATCTTTAGCCTCTTGAACAGATTTTACGTGGCTAGTAATTAAATTAAGTTCGTCTTTAGTATAGTTGCCCTCAGTAATACCATGTCTACGTAAATATTCAGGTACAGGACGAGGACGTTTATTCGCCTTTCTATCAGCATACATTTCTTCTATAGCATTATGAATACGGTAGCCTGTATCAACAGCTTTAGTTTTCATTGTAGCGTCAAGAAATGGTTTATTTACAGAGTTTTTGTAACGAGATTTATAAGCAGAACGGCGATCATCATTAGCTTTTTGAACCTTTTCTTTTTCTACTTCTTGTTCTTTAGAAAGCTCTGCTTTCTTAACACCTGCCTCTACAGAACGCAAGTTAGAATAAATCGGTTTGCTAGAAGATAAATCTTGACGTTGTGCGTCTGTAAGTTGGTAACCAACTTTGTCAGCACGGTCAATAAGACTAAGTCCATCGATTTTAGAGGTTTTGTCTTTTCCGTATTTGGATTTTAAGGAACTTACCATTGTACGAGACGCCTCATCGGCCTCTTTTTTAGTAAGACCTGCCTCTACAAAGTCATCGATAAACATTTTATTATTTAAGTTATCTGTATTAACTTCATCTGTAGAGTTATCCCAAAGGTTAGAAATACGTTCTACTGTATTATTAACAGCTTGATTTTTAGCTGTAATTTCATCATCAGTGTATTTGTTCCGTTTAAAACGTGTGTCCATTTTATCGAGAACATCATCATAGGCACCACGTTCATGAGGAACCATATTATCAGGAACTACGGTAGAAAGGTCCTCTACTGTATTTAGCTCAGGATTTACTATATTTGTGGTAATAGGTTCTGATACATCCTCGCTAGGAGTATTTAAAACTGGTGATGTAACTTCATTTGCTCCGTTAGGAATGGTATTTGTATCAATAGAATTATCGATAGTATCTTTTACAGCTACATTAGAATTACTACGATTTGCCATGTAGCCACGAGTAGCATTAATACCACCACCAATACCACCAAGCATTGCAGAGCCAATAAATGCGTCTTTACCTTGCTTTACCATATCGTCTGTCCATGTAGATGGATCATAAATATGGACATTATCATAATCAGGATTTTGTAGAGCTTGTTCTTGAATTTGTTGTTGCCATGCCTCAGTTAAACCTTCACCAGTAGCACCAATCATCATATTACCGGCCACAGCACCTACTGTTTTAGCAAGCACTTTGCCACCGCCACCCATAGCGATAGCACCGCCAATACCTTTCATCGGTTTACCAATCATAGCTTTATCAGACGCATAGTTTAGTAACGCAGGAGCCCAACCCTCATCAAAGGCCTCGTTACTTGCGTTCCATGCAGAGTCATGGTCCATACCACGGCTTAACCCTGTCATATAAGTATCACCGGCATTAGATAGGTTTTCAACTAAACCACCGGCGGCAATACTAGCGGCAATTTTACCCGCTTTACCTGCATATTGTAAAGCACGAGTACCTTTGTATAAGTTATATAATCCTTTACCAACACCGGCTACTGTACCAACAACAGCACCACCGGCAGTCCCCTCAGGGCCAACAACAGAACCGATAGCGGCGTCAGCGGCGGCAGACATAGCAACATCAGCGGCAAAACTAGGAACAGAAGAACCAAGGGCTTGTGCCGCTTGATTTGCACCATACCAAAGATAACCGTCTCGATTTTCATCGCCAGTATAAGCATTACGAGCGGCAATATCACCCATTTGATTGGACGCCCACATAGCATTATTGTTGACCCAATCATAACCCTTGTCTTTAGACCAACCTGCAAGCTCACCAAATAAGCCACCCATAGTTCCGGCAAGGCCTGATTGGAAAGAGTCTAATAGACCATCATTCTCGTTAGGGATATAGCCGGCACTATCTAATGCCTGTTTTCGTTTCATGGCGTTGTACTGCGTACCATACGCAATATTATAGATATTGTCGCCTAGAGATTGACCTAAAGTAGGCATTGTATCACTCCTTCTTACCTAATTTATTCATAACATCCTGACTCACTCGGTAATCGAGTTTATTACCGGAAACAGAATTTTGTAAATGTTGTATTTGGTAGTTGTAATCGTTTACTAAGCGACTTAATACCTCCCTAGAATAAGGAGTATCTTGTGCAGAGCTTAAACGTAATACAGCGTCATTAAAATTACGATTTAATGCGTCCAAATCACCTTGTGTAAAGGTTTCTTTCTCAGCATTTTCTTGTAAGAACCCATTAAAATCACTTGCGATTTTATCTACAGATTTGTCACTAGACATTAATCCACTAGAACTACCACCACCGGAACCTCTAGCACCGGCTCGAGCATTAGCTACTGCAAGGCCATTAGCAAGTTTCATGCTAGTAAGTTCTCGCATAAATTGGCGTTGTTTTTCAGCCTCGGAGGCTTTAAACGCCTGTGCGTTTGCAATTTGTTGATCTTGACGAGCATAACCGGTAGCCAACTTCGCCATATCGTTTTGACTAATATAACGGTTAGCCATAGGGTCTAGTTTGACACCAAGCATACCGCCTAGACTAGCAAGCATACTTGCATTAGAACTATTTTTACTTTCAGCGATCATCTTGGCGAGTTTACCGGCACCAGTTAATTGGGTACTTTGATTATTAAGTTTAGCCTCCTCTTGTGCTTTAGCAATAGCAGATTGCATAAGCTGTTTATCACCCTGTACATAGAACGGAGAGGCTAATCTACCACGAGCCACATGACCTGCTTGACGAGATAAGGCACTACGTAACGCAGAGTCACCGGCAGAGGCTATATTTTGTTTAGGGGCATTAATAATACCCATTACAGTATCAAAATCAATCTTTTCGTTAGGGTCATCTAATCTAAATTGACCTTGTAAATTAATCGGTGATATACCGCCTTTTTGTGTATATCCTGCATTAATGGCGTAGTTACTACCACCACCAATAGATTTAACGTAGTTTCTAGTCTCCTCAATAGGAATAGTATCAGGAGAACCATCCCACCCTTTACTAATCCAAGAGTCTACGTTTCCGGGACCTGCATTATAGGCGGCTAAGGCCTTAATTAAATTACCACCATACTTTTGCAAATTTTGGGCGATGTATTTGGCACCGCCCATTGCACTTTCGTATGGATTGGTCATATCATTAATTCCAAGTTCTTTTGCTGTATCAGGCATTGTTTGGAATAAGCCTGTAGCTCCTGCAGGACTTTGAGCATTAGGGTCAAACCCACTCTCTTGACGTGCTACACGAGCTAAGGTATCAATATTTACACCAGTTGCATTAGAGGCTTGGATAATAGCGTCTTGTATCGTAGGTGATACGTCACCGTACTGTGTCCAATCCATTATAGACCTCCTAACCTAAAAGACCCGGCATGTGAGATTTATATGTGTTAAAGTCTTGATATTCCGGATCGTGTAATCGTTTACCACGGTTGAAGTCTTGGAAATTATTCCAATAGTCTTGTTGTTTTAAAAGACCGGCATTAATACCCTCAGCATTTTGAGGTGTTAAGGTGGGACCTGTATATCCCATAGCGGATAACGAAGCATTGCCTTTACTCCACCCCTCTTTATCATCAGAACCTAGTTTCATCATTGCATTTGTTTGATTTAAAAAGCCTCCAATATTAGACGCCTCATCACTAGCAAATTCATTATCTAGGTTTTTCTTTTCACCTCGAGCTAATTTATTATCAGCAAGCATACCAAGACCACCTGCTACAGCTTGGCCAAATTGATACCAAGGGTCTGATTGCGGATTATACGGAATGTATAGCATTAAGTTCCTCCTCTGTAAAACCTTCCACTACAATACCATTAGCGTAGAACATATTAGAGCCACTACATACAAGCTCGTATACAGGAACAACTCTACCTGCAGAGAAATTAGTGATACGTTCAAAACCGCTATCTGTTAGGATTTCCATCCCCTCATCTAGCTCATCAATAGCTTTTAAACCATCACGAGTCCATACAGTTTGAGTATGTGTAGTTTCTACTTGGTGATTGTCTGTAGATAAAATCATAGTTTCTTTTAGGCCACAATCAATCACTTTATATACTCGTTCAATACCGTCTTTAGCTACTACGATATCTCCCTCTTGAATTTCGTTAATAGGGATGTAACCATAATCAGTTTCGATAGTAACCTCAGCAGGGAAACATGCTAAATATGCACCAACACCTTGCATTAAGCCACCGAAGAAACCGGAACCATTTTGTGTAACGTAACCACGTCCGTTTTGTAGGTTCCCTGTAGTTTGTAGAGCTTGTTGATTAGAACTATTTTGCCCTTGTGCAAGTTGTAAGTATTGTTGAGGGTTAGCGAAAGAATACATATTCGCTTTATGTGCTAGTTCCATAGGGTTCATAGCAAATTGGTATTTCTGATCGAGTAGGCCACTTTGTGTCTTTAAATCCTCGCTATAATCCTTAGACAACTGTGCGTTCATATTCTTTTGCATATCATTAGTAGTGCTATTAAACCTAGAACTATCTACGATACCCTTTTTGGCCATAGCAGATAATTGCTGACCCATCGTATTTTCGTAGATACGGTTAAAGTAATCTTTTTTGGCATTAGTATAAGAGTCAGGTAGTTTACCAGTAGCAAGTTCTGCTTGCTCTTTTCTAAGACCATTAATATCATTTACAGTTTGGCTATAAATGTTTTGCCAATTAGGATTGACTACACCACTTAATAGGTCTGTACCCTTCGAAACCAATGCGTCAACACTAGGTTGAATTGACTCTAGGTATCGTTGTTGTTGTCTGAGCAGTTGCTTTTCTTCCTCAGATAGAGGACGTTCGTGATAAGTAGAACCGCCTTTCTTTCCCATTAATTAACCTCCCTTACGAAGTAATATTGCCATTGACCGCCAAGGAATTTCTTTTCCTTTAAGGTCCCTTTAGTTAATCGTGCATACGCTTTAGGATTATGTGGTGTAATAGTAGCTACACCCTTTAGTCCTAATTGCTTTGCATATTTTTCGATTGTGGGCCAAGCCTTATTAAATTCAAAACTAACTGGACCACATTCTAAATACTCTCCACACACACCGTATGTAAAGAATGAACCATCTTCAAAAATATGGATAAACGGATACCATGTTAAGTCCCAGTCATCCCAAAAATTACCCATTTTTTTGTTGTATTTGTTTATCCATTTCACAATGTCTGCGTCACTTGCCATAATCAGCTCCTACAAAAAAAGTGGCACCCCTTTCGGAGTGCCTTTGATTAGCCATATGGATTTCTATTTGATGACCCAACACCTTTAAGGAAATCATCGTGATTTGAGCTATGTTTTTTAGACCCAAACCCATTGCCTCGTTTGCTAGAGGATGTAGAACCTTGGCTTACGAGAGCCTCCGACTCACGAACAATATCAAACGAAACGAATTTAAAGATGATTTTACTTTGAGTACTAAATTTGAACTGCAGTTTTTCTGAACGGATTTGACTTTTGAATTCTTTTTGTTGTTCATCATTAGTCCATGCGTGATGGATTATAGTGTCATTGATTGCAATGTCACCGGAACCATCTTCATCAGCCATAATGTCAACATACGTTCTATACACATTCATACGATGTGTATCTCGAATTTCTCCACTCAGGATCACCTGTTTAATAGTATTACCATTATCTGTCTTGTTGTCCCAAGACAATTCATAAATACTACCTGAGGTATCAGTTTCGTTCATGGCCACTAATACATGGTATCTGTTTTCACAGATAGTAGTGATATTATATGGGAACGTCCATCGACTAAAGGCCTTTAAACCATAGTGATATACATATACTGTATTTCCACTATCTCCGCTTACTATTAATTGCTTGGTCCTGCGTAGGTCAAAAATGAACGGATTGTCCACTCGCCTTTTGATAAGTGGGTTACACTTTTCGCCAATATCTTTAGGTTCAAAGTTAGCGTAGGACATGGATGTAGCGTAGCTTTTAAGTCCTGTAGTAGACATAAATACAACGTCTTTCCCTAAATTGGTACAAGCGTGTCTTGAAATAAAATCACTCTTGCTACCAAGAGATAAGATATTCCAATCACTAGGTTCATTTTGCACAGTGTAGATCATACCGTTAGACTTAAATACAAGTAAGTCAGTAGCAAGTTCTGCTACCCCAACGATATCGCCACCGTCTTTATATCCAACATTTACATCCTTACGAGCAGAGTCATCATTGGAGTTTTCTGTCCAGTTTTCTTCCTCGCCAATAGCAGAGTAAATCAAAAGGTCCTGTCCTGATTTAGATACCACAACACGCCCTGATCGTGAGAATACAATATCTGCATTAGGAGATTGAGTAATCTCTGTGAGGTTTTGATAATTGTATTTTTGCAGTTTACTGCCACTGGCAATCAACAAATTACCACCAAATTTGGTACAAGATGGTCTTTCTGCAGAGCCATTTAATGTACCAATCATTACTGGTTTTTTACCAAACTCATACCGATAAATCTTTTTATTTTTTAAGAATACGAAAAAGTCATTCATTTCGTAATCGTTATAGATATGGGTTACCGGAGAGTCAAATGTATGTAGAGGGGAACCTAGTCCCCTCCGTGTCCTTAGTTTATCCCCCTCAATATCAAATTCGAAGTTCTCCAAATTGACACATTCGTTCTCTTTTAAGAACTCAGGAGATTTGGCTATATTCATACCACCAGTCAAATCAACTAAAGTAACTGTATGAATACGTTGCGTTTTACCGACTTTTTTTGCCATGTTACCTCCTAACGTAATCCATATGGTTTAAGAAACTCGAGTTTATCAGCAGGGGTTTCACTACGTTTCTTAATAAATTGAGAGTATCTATTCCAATCAGCAGATTTCTTAAAACTATCGTATGCAGAGTCTAATACTGAAATAATTAATTTGCCGTCTCTCGATGCGTAGTTATCTATCGTGGCGTTTGTATATGGACTCACTGGTATAGCTTGTGGTGTATCAAGAACAATTACTAACTCAGATTTATGGACTAAATAGTTATTAGGTAATATTGGAAATTTTTTTAGATTTCTTCCAAAATATATTCTTTCACTATCAGTAGAGGGTTGAATTCCAAAGTCGTATAAATTAGTTATTTCAGGCAATACAATTATTTTTGTTTCTGATCCTCCAATATTATTAGTTAATGTAGTGAGTTTAGGTAAATATATAGTTTTGATAGTCCCATTATAGCCAAAATTAGTACAACTCTCTAATTTAGGTAAATTGAAACTTGTCACATTTGCCTCACCGAAAATAGATATACACGAAGTCATTTTAGTGGCAGAAAAGTTATTTATAGTAGAAAGTTGAAACAATTTGGTAGAGTTATCAGATACAATATTAGGTAATGAAACATTGTTAAACGTAATGCCCTTGCCAAAAGCATCAGGTAATTGCGTTGCGTTATCATCCCAGTCGATTGCTTTTGTCTTGTATAAGATTGAACGGATTAAATCATGCTCATTAGTCCCTGCACTAATACGTTTAATCTCGTCAGGGAATTTAGACAACTTTCCCTCAGATTGAACTCCTTTAGATACTAGAGCCTCTTTGATTTTTACTTTCTTATCATTAATAGAGTTAATGCTATTAACGATATCTTGAATTGCCATAGTACCTCCTAATCATTCACCCTATTAAGTGCCTCTAAAATTCTGTTCATATCATTGTTGTATGCGGACCGTTGAATAAAGTTATTCCCCTCTGCACGAGTTAAACATTTTGAGGAAACCTGATCCTGTGCCAAATAAATAGTACGAGCGTCTGCTTGTGTCAAATATCCTTTTTTCTCTATTTCAGACTTTACATAAGCACTAACAGAGTCAAGGGAAACAGCAGGTCCCGGAGGGCCTGCGGGACCCGGAGGTCCCATTCTACCCTCTGCACCGTCTACGCCACGCTCGCCAGTTAAACCTCGTGGGCCCTCAGGACCTTGTAATCCTCGTGGTCCTTGTGGACCGGCAGGACCAACAGGTCCTCTAATATTACCTAATCGAATTCTAGCCATTAATTAGTCTCCTTCCATGTGCCAACCATGTCAAAGATAAACCGTTGCCCACTAGGTACGCCCCAACCTTTGATATTACGAGTATTAGGTTCAATATAGACACTACCGTTATTAGCACCAAGAGCCACCTCAATTAATTTAGTTGGAACTGGTGCGTTACTAGGTAATGTGGCGATAACACCACCATTGCCACTAGGGTTTGTTAAACGAGTATCAAGGTGTAATTTACCAAATGCACTAATAGGACTGAATTCAAGATATCCACGAGCAAGACCACCTGCACCCGGTTGAGCATTACCCCAAATAACATCGTATGCCTGTGTAGCTGTATTAACAGTAATACTATTAACATTAGCGTTATAACTAACGTCTACATACAAATCTCCATTGTCCTCAAGTGTAAATGCGATTTCAGGTGCTATCCCTTGCTCGCCACGATCACCTTTTTCTCCTCTTGGACCAATAGGACCAGTAGGACCAACTTGACCTGTAGGACCAGTAGGCCCCGCAGGTCCGGCAGGTCCTTGAATACCGCTTGCACCACTTAAATCGGCGATTAAACTCATTCCAGTTTCTGTTTTGATAAAGAGTTTTGCGTTATCAGGATCATTTACCGTAGAGGCAATAATAACAAATTTGTTCAAAGGAACATTATTACTATCAGCGTTCATAGCTTGCATAGATGGATATGTTTTATAAAAAGCAAACGGAATACCGGGCTCACCTTTTTCTCCTTGTGGACCTTTTGGTCCCATAGGACCCACAGGACCTATAGGACCTATAGGACCTTGTGGCCCCGGAATACCATTAATACCATTTTTACCGGCAGGACCTTGTAGACCTGTATCACCTTTATCCCCTTTAGGACCCGGAATACCTTGTCTACCGGCACTACCTTGTGGGCCCATAGGGCCTACATCACCACGTTCCCCATCACGTCCTTGTTTACCTGCAGGACCCTCAGGTCCGATTTCGCCACGAGGACCAGTTGGACCCATAGGACCACGCAATCCCATTAACTGCTCAGGAGTAAAGTCTTGATAGGTAAATGCCTTACCATCTTTACCTCTAAGACCTTGGTGAATAGTAAGGTTAGCAGGGCCTTTTTGTTTAATTTCAATCACTCGATCTATGAGTATCACCTACCTTTTTAATTTGTTAAGTACATTGCTACTCAACAAATCCATAAGTCTATCCATATGAGCTACGCCACTATCTCTCATATTCTCTACGATCGATAAAAACTCGCTGTAACAGGTGTATCCGATAGTAAATGTAATAGCTTTCATACCAAGTACGATACCTGTATTGCCAAATGCTGAGTCTATCATCATAGCGGCAGTTAAAAGTAGGGCGTATTGTATCATCTTAGAAAGGAAACCTGCTCCTAAATGAGCGGTAGTTATTTTACCTGCTCTAAAAGCAGGTATCCATCCACGGAATTTATCTATAGTTGTAATTTTTTCTTGTGGTATACCTTGCTCTAGTAAATATTGGTTACTTATTGCGAACCATTTCGTAACAATATCAATCACCAATAACCAAAAAATACCTTGTGCGATATAAGCATATTGAGATTGATGGAAAGAGAGGAAAGCGGATAAGGCTGTACCGGCCATAACCTTAACCTCCCAAAAATTAAGTAATTTATAAATTTGCTCTATAAAGCGTTGGTATATATCAAACACATCCATCAATACAATTACAAACACACCAGTAAGGAATCTATATGGTGGTGGATAATGTTTTGAAATCCACTTGTTCATATATCCTCCTTAATGATATGAAATGCCCGGACTAACTAAAAAAGGACCCTGCAAAATACGTTCTTTGCGACCTTGTGTATCTGTTTGCACAATATCGTAATAGTATTTCGCAAGCTCCTCATAATAAGAACCATCTGTATCAATTTGTGAAGTAACTTCGTGTGAGAAGTTAATATCTACTAAGCCATTCTCAGGCTCTAGTATACTGCATACTGCCTCTGCAAGAACGGTTTCGCTTTCGGCATCCTCCCTTACCTTACAGACAAAAGAATAGCCAGTAAGATCTACTGGCTTATCTTTATCATCTTTAATTGTAATTTGGAACACAAAATCATCACCTTGGTTAATCACCAATTCTTGCGTTGGCGGTGCTAATTTATGCTTTGCCATAGTCCCCCTATTTCATAGTGAACAATCTATACGCAACAAACCAAATTATTGACACCACACTACCCATAACAATAAGCCCAAATAAAAGGTCAATAGTATGTCCATGATACTTCTTAAATATATCGCTTATTGCAAAATATGCAATTAGAGTAGGTGGAGTCATCCATATAATCTTCCCCATGACAATACCTCCTATTATTTAGAACGTATCACCATAATGATAATTTGTCAAGTATAATATTACCAAAATGCAACTATAAGTACATCAGCCTCACCATATCGCCCTGCATTACCGTCATTATCAAAATAGAAAAAATATCCATCTGTGGTTACACCACACCCTTTAAATGAACGATGCTTAAACCCACTTCCATTCTTTTCGTCCACAACAAAAGGAGCAGAAAACGGAGCAGAGCCACCCATAAAAAGAACACGGTTATAAATAGGTCCACCATGCAACCAATGCCCTTTTTCCAATTCTGATATTTGGCCTCCGCTAGGTCTTTCATTCCAGTATGTAGAATACTTCGTATTAAAATTATGGATTTTATTCATATCGTCATTATTTAAATAACGTCCACCAATACTGTACTCTTTTTTCTCGTTAAGTGAATGGTTAGAAATGTAAATTAAACACCGGTCAAAACTATATCCTTGTGGAAGTTCAATTTTTTCTCCGCTTTTCATACGTTTTGCTATAAATGCTGTGTTCTGTAATTGTTGACCATTTGCATACACACTACTAGCATCAATACGAGAACCAGTGATATTGGCACCACGGATGTTACCATCTTGGTCTACACTAAATGTATTGGATGCATTTTTGATAGTAGTCCCTGTAAGACTGCCACCTCGCAAGTCACCAACATCCTCAGATATAACGGATAGTTTCTCTACTTTCATTTTATCAGCACCGATAGACTTAGCGGCGATATGATTAGACTCAATCGTTCCGGCCTTAATGTTGTCGCCACTAATAGTATTAGCGGCAATCTTATCACCTGTGATAGAGTTTGCTACTACTTTATCACCAGTGACAGATCCTGACTTAATTTTATCAGTAGTTATAGCGTCAGTTGCTATTTCAGTAGCCGTTACAGACCCTGCCTTAATCTTATCGGTAGTTACAGAATTACTAGCGAGCTTATTAGCAGTAACAGAGTTAGCTACTAGCTTATCAGTAGAGATAGAGCCATCTGCTATTTTAGTGCCAACTACAGCCTTATCACCGATGTGTCTAGTCACGATAACTTTATCATCGAATATAGTATCACCAGTAATATGAATGAACTTACCGGAAATAGATACTGTATCTTTAGAGAGGTTAATACGAGAAATGATTTCTTTACCAGTAAGTTTATCAATACCTGCATTAACTTTAACTTCGATATCACCGGCTACCTGTGTAATGCTTGTTTTGAGCTTATTTACATTATCGGTAACGGAAGAATTAATAGCTTTTTCTGTAGCTGTTAATCTGCTCTCGGCATTATCTTTAACTGCTTTGACTTTTATATCAACACTATTAGATAACTGGGTAATACTAGAACTCAATTCTTTAGCTTTATCATTGATAGACGTATTTAAGGCGTCTTTGGTTAAAGTCAGCTTACTTTCAGTATCTGCTTTAGCGTCTTTAATTTTAGTGTCTACACGATCAGATAATTGAGTAATACTAGAGTTTATCGTTCTAATATTATCTGTTATAGAAGTATTAATAGCCTCCTTAGTTGCTGTTAATCTCGCCTCAGCTGTGTCTTTAGCGTCTTTAACTTTAGCATTGATGGTTCCTTCCATAGTAGTTAAAGAAGTAGTTAAACCACCAATTTTTTTATCGATTTCTTGACGAGCCTTAACAAGATCATCAAGTTTTTTGTTAGCTGATGTATCAGCATTTTCTAACTTGAATATCTTATTATCAAGTTCTGCTCGAGAACGGTTAAGTTCTTCAAGACTCTTGTTAATATTTGCAAGACCTAGTTTTTCAGTATTAATCATTTCGGTAGGGATAAGTTCTAAGGTTGAAACTGTAACCTCCTTAGACATTTCACCCTCACCAAAAATATCTAGGTATGCCACCTTGATTGTATAGCTACCTGTAGAGCAATTAAAACTAAACTTATGATCTTGTACAAAGTATTTTTGATTATCGATGTAGACATTAGCACCGTAACAATCCTCAGGAATAACATCAAAATCAATGCGTAATCCCTCAAATACTGGTGTTACTAGCACATGTAAAGGAGCGTTTGGAACGGCTTTACTATATTCAATCTTAGCAGGAGAGGAATAACTATTTCCAACACCTTTGTTGTAAAGATACCCAGTACCTGACCTAGTGTATGGTTTAGCAGTAGAGCTCCAATCCGTAGTCAAATCAAGTCTATTATGTTCTTCCCCTACATGTTCATCAAGGCGAAGTTCTGTCCACTGGTATTCGTTTTGTGGGTATTGTTTCCAAGACCAGTAGGCTCCTCGTTTATCAAAAACTACAGTAGCCTCATAAGGTGGTCTAGGTACATATTTACCCTCCCCAACGTAATAGAGTGTTACAGGGGCATTGTGCGTTTCAGATAGTGCATTACGCACATCCTTACCTCGAATTCTAATCCAGTATTTCTTACCCACATCGATATTGTCAAGGGTAAATGTATTAGTCTTAGGAGTATCATAATGTCTTACGATTTCTTTAGCTGTAAAGGCGTCCATCTCATCTGTAAAATCACCGACTTTAATGTCGATACTGGCACCGTTATATTGTTTAATAGAGGATGAGTCCCAACTAATTAACAAGGAAACGGCACCGTTAACAGCCTTTTCTTCAATCTTAATACTTTTAACCTGTTCAGGAATAGTATCAGGGTTATCAGCTAATACATTATAGATACTTTCGACTTTTTTAATCTCTTTTTCTAAATCAGAGGCGATCCCCTTTAGGTAGTTTTTAAGTAAGGAGATAAACTTTCTACCATCGCCTTGTATAGAAGGAGGTAGTTGATTGACACCGCTATCAGACATATGCACCTCCTTATATTAGACCTACGATAGCCTCTACCATATCTTGTTCTACATCCATATTAAAGCCATGATTAGACATAGCAAGGATAATAACAAGTTGAGCAATAATATTATTAAACGCCTCATTTTTAAGAGGGAGTTCATCAGTATCTTTTGTTAAAATTGGTGGTTTTTTATAGTATCTGACCGTGAGAGGGACCTTACCATAGACCTCCAAGGTAGTACCTTTAATAAGGAGAGGAGCTTGGTTAGTAACCCTGTACCAGTCATTTGGAACCACATTTTGAGCTTTTGTGAATGTAACATCACCTACTACCTCGTAATAGCCATTTTTAATTAGGACATGCCAAATAAAGTCGATAGCGTCATTAATATAAGCAATCAACTCTTTATCTTCGTAACCACTCTGCAAGTTATCACTTAACCGGTCACGAAGAGCGGCTTTATCCATTAGTTCTCTTACCGTCATCTTCTTTCACCTCACCTGTAATAGATTTCACATCATATACTGTATAGGTAACGAGTTGCCGTTGTTGGAGAACTTTATCGAATGGGATAGTGTCTGTTAAACCCTTTACATGAGGTCTACTTGCAAAGTAGCGAATTGGCATAGTGCCAACGTAGTTAGGGTCCATATGTTTAATCTTCATGCCATCAGTCTCTTGAATAAAGATTACTGGAAACTGGCCACACAAAGAAATGAAATCATCAGGACGAGTCGCTTTAGCTGTATTGGTAACAGTTACTTCTTTAACAAGTTCAGGGTTACCATCACTAGCTAGTTCTTCACTAAGGCGGTCGATCGCTACATTTAGGCTCATAAGTAATTCTTCGTCAGATAGACTTAGTTTTTGCATATCACCAAGGCGTTGACGTACTAGAATTAACAAATCATTCGCTGTCATTATACCTCCTATACAAAGAATGGCATGGGTCTATCAATCGGTCCACTGGACTCCCCTGCCACCATTTTTTGAATTTCAGCAGTAATCAAACCTGCTACAGTATCTGCACCAAAGTTACCATTGAGTAACCCTAGCCCAAACCGAGCAAACATATCAAAGAGGATATATGGTAAATCGATTTCATCTTCGATCGTTTCGACAGGGTCAAGGATATACAAATACTGCATTGTGGCGTCTTGCTTAATTTGAATGGTATTACCTACAAACTTATAGGGTTCATTGAACCCATCTTCAAAGGATTTAAACCCACCAAAGTCAGCCGGCAAGGTTGCTTTCCCATTCTTGGGACGCACTTTTGTTTCTTTAGTAATCCAAAATGACTTAGAGTTAATGAGTGCTAAATTGACATATCGAAGAACGATATTTAAAGCGTCAATAATTTCCGGATCACTATGCTTGCGGTTAGCATTTTCTCCTAAGCCATACAAAACAGACGTTACTACATCACGTACTACTATCATAAGAACCTCTTACCGCCACCAGTTGTAGTTCTAAACTCAGGATTTTTCATAATCCATAAACGAATCCATTTTTCGTATTCTGCCTTATCTTTGCCCTGACATTCTTGGGCCATAATAAGTTCGAAGTCGCTCATAAAACGATGACGTGGAATTCGTGCAATTACCTTAGCTTTACCGCCTAGGTTACCTTCAAGACCACTATCACGTTCTTCTTTAGCTTGTCGAAGAACATCGGACTCGTCATATGTATGCACAATCGACCATGTGTCCTTATCAACTGTGACTTGTGTATTCAGTCGCATATATCACCTATTTAGATAAAAAAAATAAGGGGGTAGAATTAACTACCCCCCAAGGATTATTTTGTAATGCCGTACAAACGAGCATTGGCAATCGGTGCAGTACATTCGAGAGTAGCTGTACCAGTGATTACGGACTCTTGGTAAGTACCACGGCGTTCCAAATCTTCGTTATGGAACGGAATAAGGTAACCAAGTTTCCAATATTGCAATTCAAGCAAATCTACAACATCGTCTGTGTACATACGATGAGCCACAAGTTCAACAACACCGAAGTCAGTCTCAAGTACATCGATTACTTGTGTTAATTTTTTAGCCTCCATCGCAACATTACGTTGAGAGTTAGCTGTGAATGTAGACGCTTTACGTTTGTTTTTACCGGACATAACAGCAATATCTACATCACCGCCACGGCTCCATACAGCTTGCATAGCGTCATTTAATGCGTCCATGTTAAATTCGCCTGCTTTAGCAAGTTTACCTGCGTCAATAGCGTTGCAGTAAGTCAATTCCATCTTACCGGCAGTGACTGCCGCACCCGGTTTAATAGGAGCACCCGGAGTAGCCGCAGAGTCCTCTGCAGTAGCATGCAACGTAAATTTATCTTTGTCTACTGGTTTAACGAAATATTGAGTATTCGCCGCAAATTTAGCGTCAAGTGGGTTAGCACCTTTACCACGAACAGTAACACGATCACCAGTTACAAAACGATGATTTGCTAAAGTTACAATACCTTGAGTGTCAACAGTGATTTCAGACCAGTTGTCTAGGAAATAAGGAATACCACCAAAGCGACCTGCAGTAGTTTCATCAAATGGAGCTTTCGCTTTATTTGCTACGATAGCATATTCAAGGTCACGGCCAATTTCTTTGGACGCTTTAAGCATTTGATATGCTTTTTCATCACGCACACCGTATTTTTTGATAGCTTGTGTGATATCAGATACTGTGTAGCCGTGTTCGAATTGTTGTGTAAAGTTGGACTCACGTCTACGTGGAGTAGCTTTACGAGTACTGAAATCGTGTACTTCAAGTGTAGCGTTATCCATTGCAGGACGTAGAGAGTCGCACAACCAACTATGTTCTGTATTTGTTACAGAGAGTTTACCAAATCGAGAAGTCAAAAGTGTTTGGTCAGGATCAATATTGGTAATGAAATCATTCATATCCTCAACAGTGCCGACCACGTTATAAGACTTAACAGCCATTTCCTTAGCCAATTAAGTTCCTCCTTTATCATTTAGAAAAATAGTTCATTTTGGATAGCACCTCCGCTTGTTGATCTACAGACAAACCACGCAATTTACTATAATCAATTTGAGTTGTCGGACTGCCCGGTGGTACCGTAGCCGCCCCTGCACTCTCTACAAATGGTGGTTTAAATGTCTGTTTGGGTACGTTAGGTGCTTTACGTTGAATGGTTGGTACATTGTTAGTACCATAGTATTCGTTACGCACGGCTGTCATATAGGCGTCAATGGTTTTACTATCATAGTTATCCATAGCCTGTTTAATTTGAACAGCTTGTGCATATGGTAAGTTATTTAATTTTTCCAACGCTAATTGGTTAATAGCTTGGAAGTTAGGGTCAGTATAGAACTTACCCATTGTTTGATTAAAGTTCTTAACCACACGGGCTTTTTCTGCCTCTGCTTGACGAGCAGAGTAGATTTCAGCTTTTACATTAGCAATACTATCAGCGTATGCCGCTTGATGTAGAGCATTGTATTCATCGTATTCTTCACCTAGAGCTTTTTCTACCTCTTTACGAGCATAAGCGTCTAGTTGTGTGTAGTAATCACGTTGAGTGAAATTAGGTTCTTGTTCAGGTGGTTGTTGTTGAACAGGAGGTTGTGCTTGATTGTATGGGTGTACTTGTGGAGGTTGAGCATACTGCATTTGACGTCGCTCCTCAGCGAGAGCTTGTGTCTTACGAGTATAATCTTGTGTCCGCATGTATCCATGAAGTAATTCATCAAGGGTTACTTCTTGTTCTTGGCCATTGACTTTGACTACAAATGTTTCCGGTTCAGCAGGTTGTCCTTGTGGGTCAGCTACTCCCTCGTCAGGGTCCTCATCGCCATCATCTTCTTCGCCATTACCAAATCTGCCATCATTGAAAAATACTGGGTTACCGTTTTCGTCAATACCGAAATCCGGTGTATCTGTATTATCGGAGTCCGCAGGGGGTTGCTCCAATTCACCAGTATCAACAGGGTCAGCCTCACCGTCAGCGAACACCTGTAAATCAAACTTGAACTTTAATTCTTCCATGTTTTCCTCCTTCACTCCCAATTAGGGTTGGTGAATATTAACAATTAGTAAGAGCCTCTACCAGTGCCCCAATAACCAGTATTCATAGGGCTACGAGACCGTTTAAAGTCTGCTAAACTATCACTATCTAGTTGATCGAAACTAGCTGATGGTGTAGGAGCTTGGATTGTGTAGTTACCTTTAAATACAGGTTCAGGGGTAGGAGCAGGGGCCTCAGGTTCGCTATAAGTACTTTGTGGCGTGTAATCATAATAAGACGCCCTAATTGCCGCCTGACGAGCCGCCTCTGCCTCCGCTTGTTGGCGTAGTCGCTCTTGTTCTTTCAAATACTCAGCGTAAGGAGCACGCAACGCACCTTGGGAGTACAATTTTTCAATCTCTTGCGGTTCAAATTCTGTACGAGCTTTCATGGATGAGATATCATCATCACCCCAACCAAGGCCTTTTAATTTAGCGTCATCAGCCCATTGGTAACCCATACCCTCAGCAAATGGATTTTGTCTACGCCAAGATTGGTCTTTAGGAATACTTGCCATACGTTCTTCTGCAATTTGTCCCATATTTTTAGGGGTAAATTTGCCTTCCGCACTATCACGATAAGACTGCTCCATAGCTTTGCCTTGTCGCAAGATTTCAGCAATTTTAGCAGAGAAGTCAGAACTTAAACCTTGATGAGCTTGTTGATAAGCACGAGTATCAGCCTCGTCTGCACGAGCTTTTGCCTCGGCATTAGTTTCAAACTTAGGTGCCATAGTAACAGATGTATAGTCTGTACTTGGAGTATATTGACCATCCTGAGGGAACGGTGTATTAGCCTCCATACGAGCCTTAGCTTGATTAATAGGCTCTTTTCTAGCTTGCATATCCTGATACGTCATAGGGGCCTCTTGGACCCCTGCCTTTTCTGCAAGCACTTTAGCAATAGGGGACGGTGCCATTGCACGATCCCAATTTTCAAAACGAAATCCCATATTTCCTCCTATTCAGGGTAATACCCTGTACGATTTAATAATTCCTCTTGCTCTTTAAAGTCAGCAAGTTCTTGGTTAGCAAGAGTACCAGTGGCGATTTTACTTTCCAAAAACGCTTTAAAAGCCTCCGATGCCAGTAGGAGGTTCCTGAACTCCGCTAGACGGCCCTCTTGGCACGTTTTGAGGTTGTTGATTATCCACTCTTGATACGCCTGTAGCCAGTCCTCCAGATAGGTTAGTGCCGCCGAAGCCTCCGCCCCCAATCCGGCTTGTTGCATTAAATTGTTGATTTCCGCTTGGGTCATTACCTGCACCTCCGAATAATACTTGTAACTCAGGTGGTAACTGCAATAAGTATTGTGGCGGCAAAATACCAAATTGAGCGTAATATTGCATTGCGTCATATGGTAATTGAGCTAATACTTGTTGTTTTAATTGCATTTCCATCATCATACGTTGTTGTGTGATGTTCGGATCTGTAATATAGTCACCATAATTTTTAAAGCCGATATTTTCTATCCATTTTTTGAATAGATTGTAGATATTTTCCGGTGTAGATACCATGTAACCACCGGCATTGGCTTGCATAAGAGCTGTTAAAAGCGTTTGTGTAGCCATGATAGTAGACTCTTTAGTAGCAATACTGATACCTGCATTAACTACAAGGTCAAAACTACCGTCAAGGTCCTCAGGGCTGATTTTAAGCTCTTTATTAGTAAGCCTAATCACGGTTTCTTGATCGATAAATTTCTGATTAAGGCTAACCATAAAGCGGAATAACTCGTACATGCCAGTTTCTGCAAACATACGGGCTACAAGTTCGAGCCGTTGTGCAGATTGCCCCAAAATAGCACTAATACCAGTAGCTGTTTTGTTAAGGCTGTTAGCATCTAACCCTTGGTTATATCGTGTAATACCGGTACGGTTTTCCTTTTGTCCCTCTAAATATTCAAGGAATTGGAATGTTTGAGGAGATAATGGAGAAATATTCATAGGCATAGCCACTTCATTAAGAGAGTGACCTGCTTTCATACGAATAACCTTACGCCCTTGCACAAAATCATCAATATTGATAGCAGACTCATCTAATAGCATTTTAGGATCATTAGTGAGAGCTACGTTTTGCATGATTTGGCGTGTTAGAGCTACTTTAAGGTCTTGTAATTCACCGATTAATTCAGCATATGAACGCTTTACCCAAATACGATGTGGGTCTTTAGTAGGAGAAATAGCAAAGAATGGGTGTCTACCCATGTAATTTCGCTCCATACGAATAATCGTATCACCGCAAATGGTGATAATCATATCTTCCAAGATACCGTCATTGTTGACGTCAATCTTGGTATAGCACTCGTAGATTACAACTTCTTGGCGAGCGAGCTGATCATCTTGCATAATATCAACGTAATTATCGCCAATTACTTGCTCTACTTGGCTTTTCACAATGCCATTACTATTATTTTCAGTACGGATTTCATCAATATTAGCATAAATCCCCTGTGCCTCACGTTCACGCAAGTAACTCATTGTTACCTTACGTTTATGGGCCACAAAGTTAGCCTCATCAAGTGATTTAGCGTCAGGGGAATATAAAAATTCGCTCACTAGGATATTCTCTATCTTAGGAGCGTTTTTTACATAGTATGGAGATTGATAAGTAACTAGGAAGTCACCGAAAGCGTCCGGTCCTTCTAGGTTGGTAATAGGTACACCAGTCTCAATAAGAGCCTGTAAGGCTTCATTATTAAGAACAGCCTGTTCTGTAGTGAACCCCTCTGTTCTTTCCCAATAGCATTTAATAATACCCATACCAGTAATAAGGGCATCTTTCATCCAGTTATAGAGTAATGGGAAAAATTTATTTTGGCGTTGGAGTTGATATACAAGTAATGACTGAATAGTCTCAGCTTTATTATCATCTTCTTCCGTTACGCCTGCTACTGTAATAACCTCGTCAGAGCCTGTAAATACTTTCATAAGGGACGGTAAAGCCCATTCGATAGTATCGGTTACGTCCGTAGACACAAGGTCAGAGGTTTTAGAGAGGATTGGGAACTTTTTCTTGTAATAGTTCTTATCAGCGTAGTAGATTTCGTATCGTTCTTTAACAGCAGGTTCTACTGTGCTTTTCTGATAGGCCTCTGCACGCTTGATATCGTTTTGAACGTACCTAACTACCGTTTTATTCAAGTCTTGTAAAACGGTTTCGCTGTCCATTTACCCTCCTTAATCAAGAATACAAATGATATTAGAATGAGGCATTAATAGGTATTCACGCCCCTCGATATTCACTTTTTCGGAATAAGGGCCAAATTGTACTACATCCCCTTTTTGCACTTCGTTATGGATCCATTTACCGTAATCAAACTTACCCTCGCCTGAGGCGAATACAGTACCTGTATTCTGAACTTTAGTCGCATTACCAAGGATAATACCACTTTCAGTAGTTTCTTCACGGATTTCAGGGATAACCAATACGTTGTCATGTAATAGTTTCATTACATCGCACCTCCTAAAGGAATATCGTCAGTATGCACAGAATTAAAAGCCCCTACTGGAGGCATAGCAATCTGTGAAATATACGCCAATGCGTCAATTAAGTCATCGTGTAAGCCCTTAGGGAATGACTGTAATTCGCTTTCAAGTTCTGTTAAGAACTTTGAACCCATAGGGAACCAAACACTGCCAGTTTTAAAACGAGGTTGCAAGGTAGCAATACGTAGTTCCTTGCGACTGGACGCCTCTAAGTCTTTTACAGTAAACCAAATGTTACGTTTTGGCATTTCTTTTTCTAGGTAGTGTTTAACAGACGCCTGATAAGCGACCTTTTCAACCCCTACATACACCGGTTTATATTTCTGTACGGCTCTAAAAATACCGTCAATGGTTTGTGATGGATCATACCTATCAAAATCAATATCCAATATGAACCACTTATTATCAGGGTTCACGGCTACTGTACAAATTACGGTGTAATCGGCACTCTCTTTTTCAGAGATAGCAAGGTCAACCGTAGTATAGATGGAACAATCTTCCAGTTTAAGTTCATTAGGAGCGTAATACATAAAGTATTCTTTTTTGAACATTTGGCGTTCCGGAGAAATAGCAATACACATTTTTTCTCGTTCCCAAATATCCAGTTTGCCTAACGCTCTCCATGACTCTTTTTCTTCGAAAATCTCAGATACAGGAAATCTTTCAGGCCAATTAGACTCCCCTTCGTCATTCATAACAGGGATACGGAGTGCATTAAATTTTAGTAGGTCTTTATTTTCGATAACCTGCTCAATCAAACACTTCTCACCGAGGTTATTACCGATCATGAAAATGCGAGTTTTCTTACCAAGGAAGTAAGCGTCAGAAAGGAACCAGTTGTAATCATTCGTTTGTACGGTATCAGATAGACTATCTTCCACGTCCTGCGGGTCATCGATAACGATAATATCAGGGCGTTTATCTCCCCATAACAAACCACGAATAGAGGAACCTTTACCATAAGCCTCCATGCGAACACGGATTTCTTCCCCACTCTCATCGGTCACAACACATTCGAAAGCCTTTTCGGATTGTTGCTTAACCTTAACAAGGTTCAGGCTTAAAAACTCATTAGACACATACGTGTCAGCAATCTCTTTGAGTTGCTTACTAGCCTTAGACTGGTTGGCCATAATAAAGACAATATAATTGGCTTTCTTGGATGGATATGTCAGCCGGTACAAAGGAAACGCTCTAAGAACGTAGGAACTTTTAGCGGACTCACGGAACCCCTCAATGGCAAAGTGTTTATCACCATTTAGGAGAATATCACTCCAAGTGTAATGGAACCAAGCAGGCTCAACCTCCTCCTCTATAGGTAGGAACAACCTATGAAAGGTAACAAGGTTTTCTTTCCCTCTGCGAAATGCCTCTGCGATCTTCGCCTCAACATCACGAGATATAACATCACCTCATTTCAAATATAAAATTCGTTAAGAATTTCATATTCTCCGTCAGGTTATTAATTAACACCCATAAGGGGAATAAAAAATAAAAAATTTACTTACGAGTATAGGGATATATACATAGGGGTACCTATAAGTAAAGCCCCACCTCTCCCCCACCGCTATCAACGTCAAATGTAGATGAACGATAAGGGAAATAGGAGTAGGGAAGTATAGGTTGTAGATCATATCCTTGGAGATTTTTATGGGTGGATTTATATTCTTGGGGAAAGGGTCTCTAAATATGCCCTCCGGTGTATGGGGTGCCCAAATGCGAAGCCCCACCCTTGGGCCAGTTGGTTCTCATTATCAATAATGTGCAGAAATGGGCAAAGGTTAAAGACATAAGGCGAATAAGTACTATAAAGCCAGTAACTACCTACATTCTTAGGCGTTTTGGTGTATGTGTTTAAGTAAAGACAACGAAAGGGAACAGCCGTGAGGCAGTCCCCTAGTAGTTAGGTCTTTTACAACTGCATAGCGTGGTTAGTAGTCCTATAGGCTACCTAGTAGCATAACCGATATTTCTATAACATTGTTACTAAACGAAAGTAACGGAAAGAGGTATATTATGTCTACAGTTAAAAAGTCTATTGATACTAACAAAACTATCGTGAATACTGAAAACACATTCAAATTTGACGAAAAAAAGGGACTATTAACAATAGTTATTCCCGTTGAATTTAATAAAACAGGTACAGTATTACAGGCTAAGCATTTAAGCCAACAAGAGGGCAAAGAATGGAAATTTATCAGTTGCCACGATACAAAGGGGAACGAATTAACAGTATATAAAACTGGCTTTAATTACATCCCACATATCAAGGAAAGCAAAAAATTAAGCGTTGACTCTAAAAAACTTGATACGTTATCAAGTGAGGAACAGGCTATTCTTAAAGCTATCCTATCCAAATTAGCATAACTTTATTGGCTACTAGGTAGCGTATAGGGTTACTAACCACAAAGCACGATGTTATACATCTATTCGTAAAAACCCGTGTTTTTTAGCACTTTTTCGAAGTTTGTATAACATATAGGGTATATCTGTGAATTTTTATGAGGTGACAAAATGAAAAAACATCAATTCATGAACAGACATTTCTTATTATGTGTAGCGACTGCATACGGTCGTTTTATCGATGACGCTTGCGAACGCTTTACAAATATGAAAAGGGACGATGTACAAGCATTAGTAACAGGTGACTTTGTACTGTTCTACCACATTGCAATGGAACGGAACAGAAAAAGTAAATTCCATGTGGCTAGTGCTATGCCTAATTTTGACTTTAATTCAGTACAGGATTATTAGAGGGCTTTTTGCCCTCTTTTTTTGTCTTTTATATCGAACATATATACTACAAAATGGATCTAAAAAAGGCAATATAAAAATTGAGAATATATATCACGATAAAAAAGTATAGTTATATAGGTTACTCAATAGGCTTAATCTAATACCAATGATGTAATAGGGTTTATTCTGTATATGGTATCTACTGTATAGGGTGTATTTGGATAGGAATTTTATTTTTCTTATTCCCCGTTTTTAAGATTGGCTATTTGTTGCCGTTGGCAATGCTACGCAAGATATAAGGTATCTTGTACCGCTTATAGGCGGTATAGGGTACCTTTTTTATTTGTCTACATATATCTATATTCCTGTAATAGCCTTAAAATCCATTTATTTGAGTTATACGGCCATTTTACCCTTTTCAAGGGTTATTATTCCTATAGATAAAATAACTCACCTTATAGGGCCTATTTTGATATATTGCAATCTTGACATAATAATCATGATTTAAACAGATTATAAATTTATAAATTTATTATTATACATTTCATAATATATTCATAACACTAATAACTACACTTATATATAATATAGTCACTCATCAGATGATTATCAATGATAAACCACCAAACACCACGAACCCTGAACACTGCTCGCACCCAGTAACCATGCGGATTTTCATTTCATCGAGTGTTCATGTTACGTTGTCAGCAGTTGGTAACCAACGAGTGTTACCGAGTACACTCATATGCACTTGTGAGTGTTGGATAGTTTATGCAATGATTGGAGGTGAACAGTATGGACCTTGCGACTATCCAAAGTGTTGGCAATGCGTTTTGCCATGTAGTCATAGCAGTTGGCTACGTTATGGTAGGTGTATCTATCTATGAAACTTTGAAAGGAGACAGAAAATGACTTTAAAACAGTGTCTACAATATCTTATTGATCAAGGGTATAACTATATCGCTTTTACCCCTGCTCAAGATAAAAGATTGTGGCAACAAGAAAAACGTATGGGGATTAAAGATAGAATTGGTCACTACGTAGTATCTGATAACCGCCCTACTGTATTTAGAGTTGGTTATGGTGGGTTCTGCGAATATCGTAACTGTCATAAAGTGCGTATCGTAGATAGCATTGAGGAATTATGGACCGGTAATTATACAGACGGAATTAATCCAATCGAGATTTCCTCTATCTTTAAATATCTTGAACCGCAAGATATAGAAGAACTACCTTGGGAAAAATAATTTATAAGGAGCATTTTGACATGGAACATACTTATATTACGAAAAGCGGAAAATTTATTAACATGAAAATTTTGGTGAGCACAAAACCTCATCAATTACTTAGTCAAATGCAAGAAATCCTGCCCCTATTTAGTGATGTTCAAGAAGTGCAGGACTTTATTTCTAGTATCTTAAATGACGGACCAACAAAGGTCCAACCATATCAAGTACTGCGTTCTGTACTTAAAACTTACAAAGTACAGCAATATAAATTAGCCGAGAAAATTGGCGTTAAGAAAAATACGCTTAATGCTAAGTTGCTAGGCGTCAGCCCATTCAAAGAGGTTGAGAAAATCAAAATTGCAATATATTTAAAAAATATTACTGGTTACGAAATTACTAATTTATTTGAGAAATAAGGAGAAATATCATGGAACGCAATTATGTAATCGATAGCAAATTATACCGACTTGAAGTGTTGACAGAGCAAATGAGTACTGGCGAACTATTCTATTTTTTAAGAGGTGTACAAGATACCTCCGATATCGTAAGGGTAGCTTATGAGGAACTCCCTGAGGAATACGTTCCTCATACTACTCACCTACCTGCAGGTACAGTGGTATGTGAACACTACAGCACAAAAGTGCTTAAAGAGGACTTAGATATTGATCTACAGTTCTATAATTACTCCGTCCCACATGATAAAGACGGCAACTTAATTAGTAATGGCCACTTCTACCGTACTATGGGTGGTACAATGTTCGCCATTAAAGAAAACAAAATCATCCCTCAAATCGTTGGTAATGTGGATTTAGTCCACAACATCGAGGGTGCTGAGAAAGTCGATGAAATGGCTTACTCTATGGTGACTGGTAAAAAACTCACCGAGCCGGATAGTTATATGTACACCGATACTATCGAGTTGTTCGGAAACAAAGATGAGTTTGTTGAAAGTAGTTATTCCGGGGATTTACTCCCTGAATATCTCGACAATGAATATGCAGAATTTTGTGGGACTATCGTGTTCCGCTCTGATATTCGAAACGGAATGTGTGACGAGTACTTTATTTGCGAAGAATGTGATGAAATCCATCACGTTGATTTCATGGAAAATATTGGCGGAGATAAAGTGTGTAGCGATTGTATTGAGGACCACTATATCTACTCCGAAATCATGCAAGAGTATATTCACGAAAGTGAAGTTTGCTACGTAGGTAATGACGCCATGTCCTATGAATACCGCTCCGATAATTACTATCAATGTGAGTCCTGCGGCGAATGGGCAAACGACGATAATATCATCGAAACCGAGGACGGATATTACCTCTGTGATGATTGTGCAGATGATTATCGTATCGGCAATGAATACTGGTATCGTGATAACTTTATCCATGACTATCATCCCGATATTGACCTTGAGTTTTATGGCGATGGCCCTAAATACTTAGGGTGCGAGTGGGAGATACAAGGGGGCGGTGAGGATGACCGCAAAGCCCGTAAACTCTTTGGGGACAACAAATATTTCTACTGTTCCCATGACGGTTCCCTTGATGAGGGGTTCGAGTGCATTACAATGCCTTGCTCCCCTAAGGTACTCCTCGAAGATATTAACTGGGAACGCCTTGTAGGGGCTGTTCTTGGTGAGGGTTATGATGACCCTGACGGTGCAGGTTTCCATATCCACATTTCTAGGGAACACTTCAATGACCGAAGTGCTATCGGTAAGTTAGTACGTTTCTTTTATAAGTACTATGACGAACTCGTAGAGTTCGCAAACAGAGACGAAGATGACGCTACTCATTGGGCGGATGCGACTGATTGTGACGGAGATACAACTTTCTACCGTAGCTATGAAAAAGCTATGGAAAAACGGTATAGTGCAGTCAATGTACAAAACAGCCATACTGTAGAAATTCGCCTATTCAATTCTAGTTATGACTCTCGTGACATTAGGTCCTACATCCAATTCACTGATATTATTAGTGATTTAGCCAACGGAATGTGGGCAGATATGACTTGGGATAATATCAAAGTTTTAGCTAACGAACGTGGCTACGATGATTTGACTAGCCGTTTAGACGAAATGTGTTTATAAGGAGGAACCTACCATGTGTGTAATCGCAATATATGAGAAAAATTTAGAACTTAACGAACAAGAACTTCGCAACTGCTTTAAGAAAAATCCTGATGGTGCAGGATTTATGTACTTTGACCGAAAAGCTAACAAGGTCCACGTTAGTAAAGGCTACTTTACCTTTGACAAGTTGTGGAAACAGCTTGAAACATTGCCGACTGATGTAGACCGTATCATTCATTTCCGGATAGCAACCTCAGGTGCTATAAATACAAGCACATGCCATCCTTTCCCAGTTTGTGATGACTTGAAACAAATGGGACGTGGTGAAGTATATTGTGATGAGGGCCTTGCCCACAACGGTATTCTTAGAGAATACACACCTAAAAAAGGTATGAAGTCACGATATTCTGATACGATGTACTTTACGAAACAAATGGTCCACCCATTAGGCGAGGCTATTATGAATAAGCAGGTGCAGGACCTCTTAGAGGAACACACCTTCGGAAATAAGTTCGCTATACTTAACCATGATCAATTAATAGTATTGGGAGATTTTGAACAGTCTCGTGAGTCCCTTGCCCTCTACTCTAACTCTAGCTACTATACTCGTAAATGGGAGTCCTATTACTATGACTTTGATTGGGACATTCCCACTAAAGGAACTAGCAAAAAACTTCCTGAAACTTTTGAAATAACAGGAACGGATTTAACAGGGTATGGTTATTCCTTAGGTGAGGATAACTTTGATACATTCCCTATAGAGTTATGGACGGGTAAATGTGACCCGGACTTAACTGCTGATTACATCGATACGATGTACGATTTGTGCTATAACCTCGATGTGTTTATCGGTGACTGGGAAGAAAAAGAATACTCAATCGTGTTCTATGTAGACCGACCGGAGATACTGTTACAAGAAAGTATTCAAGGTAAGAAATTCACAATGGGTAACTGCAATTACCAAAAGAAACACGATGATAAGGTAGACGCTAAACAGCTTATGTAGTGGAGGGGTTATATATACCCCTCCCTTTTAGGAGGTAGCCATGAATTATATAGAAAAATTCGATAATTTCTTTACTTACAAAGATTTGTTTATATACGAGCTAGTTAAAGATGACGGACTAACTTGGATTTCTCCCAAAAGACATATCATCCCTATGGTAATCGAGGATAAGGAAATCGGAACTCCACATTCTACAGCCCATATATTAGTGAACGGCGACTTAAAGACATATAGAACTTTCGATAAATGCGAATACAGTATTCCTTATACGTTTAAAGTGGTTAAGGTGTTTAACCGTGAACATCTACTTGATTTACTCGATTATATATAGGTGATGAAATGACACTACCACTATTACCTCACCAACGTGAGGGTGTAAAATACATACTCAAACATTCATCTGCCTTTGTTTGTGATGATATGGGTATGGGTAAAACTCGTACAGTGATTGAGGCTATCTTTAAACGAGCGAGTTTCCCTATTCTTATCCTCTGCCCTGCTAGTCTTAAAATAAACTGGCAAGTAGAAATTAAGCGGTGGATAAATATAGACGTTCCGATTGATGATGTGAATTGTGAGGTGATAATCCTAAACTACGAACGGTTAAAGAAAAACCGATACAAACTTAAAAACAGAAATATAAAACAGATCGTTATAGATGAGTCACACGCTTTTAAGAACGAAAGTTCTAAGCGAACGCAAATTGCGTTAGACCTAGTACAGCAAATACCATACAAGATATTAATGAGTGGTACCCCTTTACTTAATAGGCCACTCGAACTACTCTCTCAACTTAAAATTTTGAATTGTGTGCATAAGATTGGTGGTGAAGAATATTTCCTAAACACATTTTGTAACCCTCATCAAACACCCTATGGTGTTGATTACAAGGGATGTAGTAATTTAGATGAATTGCATTTAAAAATGAAACGAGTTTGGCTTAGACGAGTTAAGTCAGAACTTGAAAATGCGTTACCTCAGAAAACGATAGTACCTATTCCAGTATGTAGAGTTAAGCAATCCGCTCCTACATCATTACAAGAAATCGAAAGGTTCGATAAGATAGCACTACAATATAAACTTCCTCATGCAGTGGATTTCATTAAGCAACTTATCGAAAGAGGTGAGAAAGTTGTGGTGTTTGTCCATCACAAAAACATAGGTAAACACTTAAATCTTGCCTTCCCCAATGCCTCTGTTATAGTAGGTGGGCAAACCCCTCGTACTAGGCAGGAGAACATAAATTCTTTTCAACATGGTACTAATCAACTTATTATATGTAGTTTACTTGCTAGTAGCGTGGGTTTGACTTTAACAGCGAGTAGGTGTGCTGTTTACATAGAATATCCTTGGTCACCCTCTCTACTCGCTCAATCTCAGGACCGTATTCATAGACTAGGTCAAACGAGGGATGTATTTATCTATTACCTCTACGCCAAAGATAGTATCGATGAATATCGACTGAACACAAATAATTTTAAAAAGGCTGTGATTGATTATGTTGTAAGTGGAGGTTCATTATGATTAGCATGGAAAAAGGAATGTACTTATGGGAATTTCATCCTGAATGTAGCCCAAAGGCCTATATCGTTGATAGTTTTGTAGCAGGTGATATGAACCTTGCAGGTCGCATATGGGCAAGGTGTTATGAATGTCACAATCTACACACATCAAATAAGTTATTTGATATTACTACTGCACGAAGAAGTGAGATTTGTATCTCAGATGATAAAGAAATTTTTAAAGTAATTGAATTATTCTAAAACAAGGAGATTATATATCATGGAAAATACAAAAATGACTAAAGAAGAAATGTTAGACGCTATTATTAATTTTGCAGAAGTTATGGATTACATTTGGGAAGAACGCCTCTACTGGTACGAGCAGGTTGGTATGTTAGATAAAGCCCTATCCGATATTAGACACGCAGTAGAAACTGAATATGACGGTGATGTAGAACGTGGTAATATGTACGCTCAAAAATTACACGAAGTCGCTAAGGAAAGACGTCAATTTAAAAATATGCAAGAATTATTCCTCCCTGTATTTAATGTATACAAGCGTTCCGATGAGTTAAGACACGCTATTAATGCTATGGCCCACTACGCTGATATTATTGCTAACAATGGTCGCAAATACGAACCTAAAGTATTAACTGATCTATTTAAAGGGGGCGAAGAAGATGATTATAATCAACAATAGAACTGATAGACCTTGGTTCGTATGTCAAATATGGCGAGGCGTAACAGGGAATAATATCCAAGGTAATTGGGTATTTGGTGATGAGATTGAAGTAGCAGATATAAACATACATCCTTCTAAAATATTTTTCAGACCCACTCAATGTTCCTTACATTTCTCAGATTTATTTAAAGTGATTGAGGTTTTAAATCCTGATACTGAACAGTACTATAAGGAGGTCTGAATATGCCTCACAAAGATTATTTAATGTACAGTAGTTGGAGCCAGTCATGGAAAATAGTTAGAGGAACTCTCAAACCTGATAAAAGATATGGTTACATCGTACATAGTGGTGAAATGATACAATTTTCATCACAGATGGGATATCACACTTATTTTGGTAAAGTGATTGTAGAACTAGACAGTTTATTTAAAGTACTAAAATATTACAAGAATTGAGGTGATTATATGAGTGAACTTATCCTGTCCTACCCTACTGAACTAACTTATTACAGTGCTAACGCAAAGCTATTAGACGAGATATATAATTCTGACAAGAAAATTGCTGTCAAACACGAACGGTTGTACTTGTACAACAATTCTACTATTTCAGTAGTTAACTCACACTCAATGAGTACAGAAAAAACTAGCAACGTATTTATTATTACTAAAAAATTTATCCCTGATGATCAATTAGATACTGGTTGGTATGATGAGGATAATATCCCATTCTAAGGAGGTACCATATGAAATTCCTATTTGACCCAATGAACCAAAGAGGTAGAATTTACACTTTGAATAATGACTCCGAAATATTCCTAAGTAACCCATACTATACATTCAAGCCATCTAGTACAGTATTTAGTTTTGAAACGACTCAACAGGTTCACAACCGCTTAATAAATGGCGAGGCAATCTTACATAAAGATTGTTTGTACAAGATAATCAATGTATTTAACGAACTTCCTATGTATTGTTAATGAGGTGATACTATGAATGACTTAATTTTCTTTGATATCGGTTTCTACTTTTTAGCTTGTGGCGGTGTATTGGCTGAGAACTGTCATTATAAGTTCCTTAGTGATATTTACACCACTAAAACTACTATCCAACAGTTAGGTAATTTATATAAATACCCTAACCATATACATAGAGGCGTTAGAAATACACGAATATATAAAGTACTAAAAATTTACAGTACACCGAAAGACAATTTCTATTCTACACAATGTTAGGAGGTACATATCATGGGTATTATTTTTAGAGCTAACAACATCCATCGGTGGCTATATGCTACAAAAGGGAGACTATATGACTCACTATTAATGAATAACCGTAGAAATATTTGTTCTACAGGGCATTTACGATGCCTATCTGATTTCCATGTGTTTGCAAATAGCATTCATCACAATGTAAAGCAAGACGATATATTCCTTGTTAAAGAAGTATTTAACAATCCAAGACCATCATTCTATTCGTAAACAGGAGGAATAATATGATTAACATTACAGTAAGACATAGAGAATATCGTGATAACGAGATTGACATTGACGAATTGGTTCATAGATTAGTATATATCGCCGTCAAGCACTATGCTGATGATAAGATTATGGCTAGTAAAATGAAAGATATTATAGAAGAATATCTATAAACAAAAAATGGGCGAGGATTTATTCCTCGCCTTTTTCTTTAGGTAACATATTTAGTTTATCGATAAGGTCACGGCTTAATCGACTGGACGTATCAATTACACGCTTATCATCTACTTCCTGTTTGTCTACAGGTTTTAAGCCTGCTCTATCGAGCCAATCTTTGATTGCTGTAACTTTAGCACTAGCAGGGGTATCGGGGTCCTCTATTACGCCTAGTAATAGATTAGCCACCTTATCTGCTTGGTCCATGAATTTCTGATCCATTTTGCGTCTATAATCTTCTAGTGCCTTTTGTACCGCTTTGCTACTTTCAACTTGGTTAGCATTGTCAGTGTAACCTGCCACCTTTAAAGCCTCCTTCCTACTTCCAGTTAGTATCTTGGCTTGTACATATACTTCTTGTTTATGTGTTAGAGGACGAGCTTTAGGACGTCCCGGTTTACGCCTTGACATAATCAATAGCCCTCGCTACCCGTTTAAGCTCCCAAATTCGCTCTGTAAGCTCGTCTGTTGTGTAGGTAGAGGTAAACACCATACCGTTATTTAAAAGTAGATAGGAGGACGCTTTACGCCCTTTTGTAGCACGTAGCACTTTGCCATCCCTATAATATTTACGGAACAGTTCTTTTGAGGTAGATACATTCATTGGCATGATAGCAAATACCTCTTTCATGGCTACTTTGAACCCATAGCCTAGGTCTAAGAACATATCACTAACTAACATATAAACCCCTTTCTCGTAATGCAAAGTAAGTATCTCCCATGAATGGCGTTACTTTCTTATTGTGATCATCACCATTCATTTCTGCTATCCAAAAACCACTAAGATTTGGACGAATACCACTTGCCTTGATGTATTCAGGATAAGTTTGGAAAGATGATTGTCTAAGTTCCCATACCTCTTTTACGATTGGTTTCTTCCCAAGTTTATTGTGTTCGATTGCTACTTTAGGAATTGCACTTGGTTCGTGGAAGTGTTCAAACCACGTTACGTCTGCATTAAAGTAATCGTAGTAGTTTTTTGCCTTACGGTTCTTATGCAGGATGTGGTGAACGAAACAGTTCTTTCTCACGTTAAAATATACTAATCCGAATTCACCTTTAAATAAAGAACGATCACCAAGTAATGCGGCAGTCATTTGCTCTACACTAATATAGGCGTCATTATAAGCTCTTGCTCCATGGTTGCCACCAATGATACCTAGTAACTGCCCACTTTCTTTTAATGGTCGAATATCTTCAACCAGTGCATATACTTGTTCATCACCTACTAAGGTTTCTTCTAGCACGTTACCTTTTGAGTGTTTAGTTGTAGTGTTTGTAGAGTCCCCACCTAAAATGACTTTGCAGTTAGGCCCTAATTTTAATAGATTGTCTATTGTGCGTTTTAAATACTGACGGTTATTTAACCCCTCGTGTACATCAGATAGTACAGCCAGTTGTCCATAATCTGCGTCAATACGGCACGTTATAATATGAGGCTTAAAACTATCCTCTAATGCTTTTACGGTCATAGCCACTCCCTAGTTCTTTAAATACTCCTCTAAATTACCAAACTGTGCATAATAGAAAGGCAGTGCCTTACTAATTTGCTTTCTGCATTTAACCTTCCAACGATTAACTGTCTTGGTTGAGATTTGATATTTCTTTGCTAGTTCCTTTGTATTTTGTCCGTAAATGACAGCGTCACGCCATATGTACCACATAATAGGTTTTACGTTCCGTAAATGTGTTTGTAACCAACACACGAAATGTAATATGTATCGTTGCTCCTCTTTCCTGATCACAATTTGTTCAGGACTGACTCCGTACTTTTCTACTAATGTAGATAGCTTATCTACTTTGCGGTACTCTGACACAGAATTGGTGTATTCCCATGCGTTCATGATAGAGTTGATTTCCTCTACCGCTTGTTTCCCTCGTTGCTCAAATAAAGCTAACGCCTCTTGTATCATTGACTCTTTCATATGACGGTACCTCTCGTATCAGGTGCTAACCCCTTAGGACAACGAGATAGGTATCTGCAACTAACAATGATACCTACCCCTATGTTCTTACCTGTTTTCTTCTTCCGTTCACATGATTTTAAATACCGTACGTTTTGTGATTGCTCTTTTAAATACTCTTCAATTTTCTGTTTATCGTCCCCTAGGACACCAATATTGTAAAAGTCGCCACTATTACCGAAGTCAACTACGAAATAGTGAACCATATAACCTCCATTGGTTAAAATTATTTTTTGTTTTCTTCAATCTCTTTAACAATCGAGTATAAGAAATTAAAGATGTGTTGATCACATGGATATTGTTCTCCGTTAACGCCAGTGATAATCCAATCACCGTCATTAGATTTCACAATACCATTAAGTGTTGCTATATACTGGCCTCCCTTTTTAGACTGTACAGCATACAGAATATTGGGATTGTGCTTAATATAGCATGCTTTCTCTTTGTTGTTTTCTTTTTCGTGGAAATAATCCGCTAACCCTTGACGCATTTCAGGTCTATTAAGAGTCTCAACAATAGAACGCTTTTCAATGCCTAATGCAGAAAAAAGGTTACGGTTAAATTCTAGCGGTAGTTTAATTACAAAATCTTTTTTGTAATTTCCACTGACTCTAAATGACATATTAGTTAGTGGTTCTATATCCGTATACCCTATATTTACCATTTGTAACAGTATACCTGCTAGGTGTTTACACTCTTCTTCGTACGTCATATCTACCATAACAATTTTCTCCTTAATTTATGCATTTCTACTATATTTTTAACCGTATTCATATTCATCTGAGAATTTGTTTGTTCAATTAATTCAACCAGTTTCCCGTTATATGACGTAAGTTCTTCAACCTTGTCCCTAAGCGACTGGATTTCTTCATTTGGATTTGCAAACTTAACACCATGTAGTTTTGCTAGTCTAGCACGATTACTGCATTTATTATGCTCGTGATTTGCAAGTTTTTCTTGTAGTTCCAAGATTTGAGACTGTAGGAATTCCGCATATTCGTCATGTTCTACCATAGTTATCTCCCTGTACTTCCGAACCCGCCCTCTCGGACTTCTCGAACAGGTTTATCATCTGTAGTTGTGTAATATGCTTGAAAAATACCTTGTGCAATGCGGTCGCCTTTTTTAACTACATAATCGATATCGGATGTATTTTTTAATAATACTTGGATATGTCCCTCATTCTGAGGATTATTGTAGTAATCTGCGTCCACAATACCAACACAGTTAGCTAGTGTAACACCATATTTCCCGGCTACCGAAGAGCGTGGATAGATGGCTAAGAACTCATCAGGTAACATAGTTACTTTCAATCCAGTAGGTACTAATACGGTTTCGCTTGCTCCAATTACAACAGTTTCTGCAGATTTTAAATCATAACCTGCACTCTGTGATGTTTCTCGTCTAGGGATTTCAATATCTAGGCCTTTATAGTTTTCAACGATTTCAAACCGTCTATAATGTAAACCATCGTACACAAGCTCGCACATAAATCCTCCTTATACAGTATCAGGAAGTGTAATTCCCTCAATTTCCGCTCTAATTTCAAGTACATTTAAGTATTGTCCCATAAGAGATTTCTGTTGACGTAGTAAATCAATAGGACAAGTTGGTGTAAAATCTAGTGTTTTAGCGTCATACTTTACAATCATACGGTGTAATTTGGTATAGCGGTCTTTTAATTCCGCATATTCTACAAGAAATCTATCTTTATATGTAGTAGCCGCAGGCTTTATTTCTACATAACCTTTTACTGGTGTACTCTCCATGATACCTCCTATTTAACACTATTAATTCCGTTTACAATCATATTAATGTAATCTTGGATATTCGACTTAACCACCTCATTAGCAGTGGATAAGTTATCCGGTGTAACATAACTTGCCACAAGCATAGCTATAAGCGTATCTCTGTTAGGAATAACCACACACAAGAAACCCAAAACAATACCTGCAATTATGCTATATTTTAAACCCTTATTGTAGCTACCAAGCTTTTCTCTGTATAAATCTCTACCCTTTTGAGTGATTTCATAATCTAAATCAATTTTCGTATTCCAACGGAATATAATAAGACATATACACAAGATTACGTCAGTACCTAATAGCAACTTTATGAAACCAAGTAAGTGATCGACTACACTAAGAATATAGATAATTAAAGGGCTTACTATCGGCTCCATAATCTACTCCTTAATACAAGCTACAAGTAAAGATAACAGGAATGTCACAACTGATACTGCTACTGTACCTAAGAACAAATGGAGTACGAATGTACCAGTAATTCCTAATACACCGAAAATCCACAGGATAAAGGCGATAGTAGTAGCAACCCACAGCAATTTACTAAGCATAGCTAATACCACTAAAGCAATTACAAAAAAGGATACTCCAATAACAATCAATGTACTCATTTTTCTTCCTCCATTCCTAAATAATCACGCATCATTTTATCAAGCTCCATCCAACGGTGACGAAAGAATTCTTTTTCTGTGATTTGATTGTGTAATACACGCTCTACCTCGTTGGACTCTTTATCAAGATATGCTTTGTATGTTTTATACAACTCAACAATCTCTTCATGATTTCGTTTCTTGCTATAGTACATAAACTGAACTCTATCAACCTCGTCATAGAATGGTTCCATATTAGCTCTACCAATGTATTCCATTTCTAAAACTTCTTGAGGGGATTTCACTTTTACAATACCACCACTTGCATGCAGTTTTAGTAAGGAGATATTACCAATATCACCAAAGCAATCAACCGCCATATCAATTACAATGTGGTCCCCTGTTTTATCTTTGTATAGGTTACCAATACCAATATTTGTATCTACTATGTTGTAATCACTCATTTTAATTCTCCTCGTACTGGTTCTTTAGCTTTCTTTTTATGTGACGTAAAGTCACAGGATAGTTCTTTACAGTTTTCACACATCCCAAGTAGATCCAGTGTACATAGTGTAGGATATGCGAATTGTAGTCTTTCCCACATAGCTCGAGCGAGTAACTGATGTTCTTCGCTTGCTCGTTTACATAAACGCTGTTTTAGGTATTCAAGCCAACAACGTAGGTTGCCACTTACTTTCAGTTGTACGTTTGTTCCTAGCGGTAATACATACGAGGCTGTTTCTAATGGAACACCTCGAGCTAATAAATTTTGAAACATCAAAGCTGATGTACCATATGCACTACTTAACAGAGCTTGTTCTTCACTTGTAAGTGAACCGAAATCCCTAAAAAAACCATTTCCAGTTATATCCATACCTCTTGTAGATTGTACAGTGAAACTGAAATGGCGGTGCCTACTTAATTGAGCTAAAACTTTTTGGCTACAAGTTACATCCATAGCTACCATAAGATGTTCTAGTAAGGACCAATGACCTGCTTTACAGGCTTTGATAAGTGAGTCTGTATTACACGACTTACCATAGCATTTACTCATTGCTCCAGTAGCCATATCTACTGATGTAAAATTCGTTAATGTAACGTCCAATCTTTCCTCCTATAGCTATTCAAAGTCTGCTCTACTCTTAATGTAATCATATAACTTATTAGAATATTCCGTAATACTATTATCCAATCCTTCGACAATAGACTTAAATTCTTGATCATCACTGTCAAATTCCTTAATTTCTTCTGTTAGTACACTTAATTGTCCTAAAGAGTCATACAAGCTAATTGCCGAGAAAATAACATGAGTTTCGAATGGGAATTTAAACTTTTTCATTTTTGGGTTCTCCTTTGTAAATTTTCTTTTAAAATCTACATCCTTATACATATGATGTACCGGAGGTTCATCAATGTAATTAACATCCCACACTAAGGTATCAAAAATAATAAATTTTTTGGCTATAACTACTCTGCCTGTGTCTTTCTCGTAATAGTAGGTATCATCCACCATGTTTAATGTCTCCCTATCATTAATATTGTTATTACAAGCTGTAATATAGAAAAGAAACAAACACTAACTAAACAAGCTACGATAAACTTATCTAACGTATTCATAAATCCTCCTATAGTACAGTCACATCAAGATACTGGTTACCAAATGCTACGGCCTCATCGTGACTGTCCATAAAGATATCAATCATATCAGTATAGCCACCACCAAATCTATCAGCCACTACATACTCATTGCCTTGAATAAGAACTCTTGTACCAAGTGGCAAATCATCACTAGCAACAACCCCTACATATGGGTACTGGCCATTCGCCATAACCCCACCAGTATGGGTATACGCTGTCACATTCATCATTCGAGCGTCTACATTTTGTCCCCAAAGGGACAGGACACAAATACCTAAAGCAAGAATAAGTTTTTTCATCACGCACCTCCTATAGTGTAAAAGTAGTAGTACCTTTAACTACCTTTGGCCCTGCACCACTCATAATGGCTAGACGTTCTCTACGTCTGATACGGTCAGCCACTCTCTCGAGATTACGATCTACATTCTTAATTAAGTTAGCCATAAACTCTGCAGGGTACCATTTGTCACGAATGATAGTAGTTCTGCAGATAGTGATATGAGTATCACCCACTACGCAATGAGGTAGATATTCATCATATTCAAAGTCTACAATTTTACATTCCTTAATCCCATTAGGATAACTTCTATATTCCATCCATGCCTTTGCATAATTTATTTTATAATCATCAGGCACTTCCCAAATTTCGTAGAAACAAGTATGTAACCCATAGTCAATGGTTTGACGTGTGATACCGTCTGCCCCTTTATGATCGTTGGTTCTGATATAGTCAGGATTAAAGTTGTGTTTCTGCCACCAAGCCCAAATACTAGCAAGAGCATATTCTCTCTTTTCAAAGGTGGCTATCATGGACTTAATGTTCTTATTAATATTCTTCCAAACCAATACGTATTTCATCATTACCTCCATTAATTGAATTAGTAAATACCGCTACACGAGGGATTATGACGTATCAAAAGCACAGTGTTTGTTGGAAAGGAGATTTTGTATGACCGTATCACAATCCCCAAAAGCGGTTGGTGCCCCCAGTAGGACTCGAACCTACACCATCTTGGTTCTAAGCCAAGCACGTTTGCCAATTTCGTCATGAGGGCATGTACATATCAACACCACCATACACTATCGGATTTGCACTCGATATTTTCGCCCAAGAGGACTCTGTTCTGCTCTTAAACTAAGTGTATAGCTGTTGACGTGGTATATACAGCAAGGCACCCATGGTATGACAAGCCTTTAACGATAGTATATAAGTACCGAATGGAGCCCCTTACCGGAGTCGAACCAGTATCAGGTGTTTACAAAACACTCGTTCTAGCCATTGAACTAAAGGGGCATATGGCACAGGTAAGAGGAGTCGAACCTCTATCTTTGGTTTTGGAGACCAACGTGTTTCCGTTACACTATACCCATATGGCTCTTGGGAAGGGACTCGAACCCCTAACATTCTGGTTAACAGCCAGACGCTCTACCATTGAACTACCCAAGAATATAAACGCCTATCCTAACTGGGAAACCCGTAAGTGACCCAGTAGGTGATACTAAACCGTAATTTAGTATCAAGGCACTGGAGGAAGGTATGGGATTTGAACCCATGATTGCCTTTTAGACAATGCCTCTTTAGCAAAGAGGTGCAATAAACCATGCTCTGCCAACCTTCCATATATGGAGGAGGGTGTGGGATTCGAACCCACGGAACATTTCTGCCCTACAGTTTTCAAGACTGCTACAATCGCCCACTCTGTCAACCCTCCATGTGGGAGCGGAGATGGGACTCGAACCCATACTATACTGGCTTATGAGACCAGTGTCTCTTCCATTGGACTACTCCGCTATGGCAAGGACGCTAGGAGTTGAACCTAGAATAGTAGAGTCAAAGTCTACTGTGTTACCATTACACCACGTCCTAATGTGAGTAGGTGGGAAAACAGCGTACGTCCGTTCTCCCTCTAACGGCAACCCGCTCATGCCGACCATCATAGGAGCGACCTACGATGGATTTAATGGTGGAGAGAATGGGATTTGAACCCATGAATGACATTATGTCATTTGGTGTTTGACTACACCCTCAGTTAACCGCTACTGCTACCTCTCCATGTGACAGCCCCTTGCGAGGCTGTAAAGTATAAATAATAACTAGAATGATGATACAGAAATGGTAATGCTATGATACCTGCCTAGTAGTCAATCTCTTGCTAGGTTCTAGCGAAAACTATTACTCTAGGATTTTCTAATAGGTTGATAATTGATGATTAAGGGCTTGATAGTAATGGATTAATTAATAGTTAATGATTAAAGCTATAACAGTAAAGATTAACGATTAAGGATTGCCAATACCATAACTCATTCTATCTATGAGTTGTGCCCTCCTCGTCAAAGGAGGATATCTTTTTATTCTTCCATTTTCAAGATGGGTGTGATGTTGCTTTTATTATGTTTGACGGAAAACAAACGCCACTAACAAAAACGTCAGAACCACATTTGATATTGAACGATAACATAGCATACACAAATTAATATTGAACTGTGATTTCAGTTACCTCAGTTGCATGGCCCAAAATAGAGTCAATCTCTGCTAAATAATTTTCTATATATCCTTTAAAGGAAAGAAGATTTTCAGCAAATTTATTTGGATCAAGTAAGGTAACTGCATACTGGTCACGGAGTTCATCCTCACGCTCTTTACGAACTTTACCTGACGCTTGTGTTACGCCGGAGAATTCTTGATATAAGCGTTCAGCAACTTTTTCATCAGCGTTACGTTCTGCCTGCTGATACATCTTAGAGTTATCTAACACAGAGCGTTGCATATCACGAACAACTCCAGTTAGTAACATAGATAGGTATTTCTTGCGAGCAATCGCAGAGGCGAAGGAAATATCCTCATACTCATCTGACGCCTTATCAATACCGATAAATTTCTTTACCTTAACAGTATTGGTTGCGTTAGCTTTCATAATTGCGTCTGCAATAGCCTCTCTACGTTTTAACTTATCGTTAAGTGATTGGAACCGTGCCTGTGCGTCTACGCACCAGTCTTTTTGTTTAAGTCCATCAATTACTGAACGATTACTTGTAGCTACCGCTACAAAGCGTGTGCTAGATAGTTCTTCAATTTGACTATCTAAAACTTTCTTCTGTGTAAGTGCTTTACGGATTGTCATTGTTTCCTTGTTCACTTAATTTTACCTCCTAACGGCTTAATTATAACTTATAAGTGAAGTTGTAATGCTTTAAAAATGAGGTATTTCCAACCTCTGTAATCATTATAACATTATCAACTCCACTTGTCAACACTTTAAAGTGAAGTTTGTGAGAAAAATTTAACGAATTGGACAAACGCCCTGAGAACATTCTGCCCTATCGTCTAGTATTTCAAACTCCTTACCCATATTGCGTGAACTTAATTCAAACTCATTCAAAAGGTTCGGATCAAACGCTTTCATGTTGTCTTTTAATTCGTTATATTCAGCCTCTGTGCAAGCCTCATACGGCATAAGAGGATAATATGTAGAATTAAGTTCTAAGAATGTTACACCTAACATATCGTCCCAGTGTTTATATACAAAATCTTCTACCTGTTCCCATTCGTCAGGTTTGACAGTAATGGTATTAGAGGTATTCATATCTGTATAGTTCTTTTGGAACAGAATATATTCTTTTAGCTGTTCAACAGCAGGAACATCTGATTTAGTAACTGTAGCAGGGCTTTTAACAGGGAAATCAATTACCAATGTAGTAGCTGTTTCCATATCTTGCCCTACCTCAGGATGAATACGCCACCCTAATTTCTTAGCAGTTAAAGCTAATGGATCACTAGCATTAACTCTGATACGTCTAATAAAGTACGGAGAATGTTGCCAGTGGACCCCCGGAGACACGCCATTTGCCACTAGACTCAATGAACCCTCAGGTTTGAGTGAAGTCATAAGTAATGGAACTGGAGTTTTTAATTCCATAGCAATATCTTCGCCTGCGGTGTGAATGATTTCACGCAACCATGTAAGCAAACCTTTTTTACCACCAACCCGTTTAAGTTCTTCTTTTGATAAACTAGCAATAAAATCTTGCCAACCAGTCATAGAACAACCAGTTAAACGGTCACGATGATGAGCCTCATTCCAACCATCTAATTCGAGATCTACACACGTCATGCGGTAACCTGCCCGAGCAGATAAAATAAATGCCTGCTCTAAGTCATCCGTTAGGATTTTACCATCTTTTACAAACGCCATCATATTAACTGTAGTTAAGTTACATACAGCATTAGGTGGTAATAGGACCTCTCCGCACGGATTTACACCGGCAAAGTCAGCACGTCTACGTCTAGCCTCTGCTACGTTAATAATACCGGGCTCGCCTGATTTACGGATAGAAGAAAATAGCTCATGAATTTTCTCACGGCTTGGCTTTTCCTCTTGGAAAATGCTGTTATTGCTCATGTAACGATGTTCCATACCTTTTGGTAGGTCATCCTTAGCATGGACACATTCTTCGTCCTTAGGGTCAATAATAGCAATTTCTGCCGTTCTTCTCACGCCCCCAACAACTACGTTCTGGCCAATCAAATTACATATGTCAAGACAATGGATAGGTCTTAGTTTACCATTTACAGGCTTAGATGAGAACATACCCTCTTGGATTACTCTATGGATTTTTTTGAACATATCCATAATAGACTCATAACCACTAGCCGTTCCACCAAAACTAGATAAAATAGCACCTTTTACACGAATTTCTGTGTAATCGATCATGATATTCTGACACTCGCTGTTAGTAGCCATAAAGTTTAGGTATGCTCTCAATGCGGCTACCCAACCCTCTTTGCTATCACCAACTTTGATAATGAACATATCATCGTGTTGTTCTGTAATAGTATATTCTCTACCATATTGCTTAGTAGAGTGGCTATTATACTGAGAGTGTAAAATTACATCATCACGGAATGTAGGAAGTTTTACTACATCACTTGGTAAGATACGAACACCAACACCAGTACCTACCATAAGTAGATAGAATAAGTCACATAAGGCATTAATACTATCAATTACCACGAACGAGCAGTTAAAGTTAGCTAGTTTCGTTTTCTTGCTTGCTTTACTTCCACCTATCCACAGTGATCGGCCACTAATAAATTGTTTTAAATCGAACATATTTTCGAATAATTTTTGAGCCTCATAGGTAGAAGTATGTGCAAGGGAACAGTTATATTCTACTGCTCTAGCACACGTTTCTTTCCATGTTTCTCGTCTACCCTCATTCGGTAACCAACGAGAATATGTCCGGTAATATACCAGTTTGGCTAAATTCCCCATATGGTTCGGAAAATCAGGAAACTTACTCAAATACTCTTTTGTTAGCAATGCCATTATTTACTATACCTTTCTACTAATTTACATTCATCCTGTTTCCAAAAGTGGCTCTTTGGCCCAAGAATAGAGTACGAATACTCATCTGCCTTTGGATCATACTGAATTGATTGTATTGTAATTACTCCTTTAGGAGTTTGTACTTTATCGTATCTTTTAAATTTTTGGACGCCCATTAATGACCTCCAATAGTTTAGCTAGTAACTTCGTTACTGCTCCAAATGTTGCCCCATATACGGTAGGAATAGCCCAGTCCATTAAGCTATGGTGCTTAATATATTCATAAGGGACAAATGCTATCCAACCAAATATGAGTGCTAACAAACAAGCCTGCAGGAGTGGTATACCACACCAGTCCCAAAAGGTCTTTAGTTTTTCCCTCATAGTCTATCTCCCATTCTGTATGCGAATACAATTTGGTCTTGCACGATTACTATAAAAGCCATATAAGGCTCTGAACAGATTACCGTAACTGGTTTTTGATACATCATTCTTACTTCCATTCCAGTTTGGTAAGCTAACTCCTCTAACTTTTTATATGCGTCCGACAAGTTTATCTTCTCCTATAGGGTTTCTAGTTGCTCGGCATACATTTTCAAAGATAAGTTTTGCGTCAAAATAAATGCGAGATAAATGCTTTGCAGTAGCGTCTACATATCTTTGAGACTTTTGTATCTCTGATACCCTACTCCATGCTTGTAGCACAAGTTCAGATTGTGCCGCTATTCTATCTCCTTCGTTGACTTTCGTAGATGACTCTCTACTCACCTTTGCCTGTATAGCCTTAGCACTTTTTTCATAGTCACTACATTCTTTTCCTAAATCAGCCGACAACTTTTCAAAATTAGCTTGTAAAGATGAGGCGTCTTTCATAACACTAAATGCTAAACTGGCGTCAGTATCTTCTAATTCATAGAATTCCTGCGATACGTTATAATATTGCTCGTTTAATTCATCTAGGTAATCTAGCATGACTATTATTCCTTAGCACGATGGCAAGCGTTGAAATCACGTGCGATGTTTTCAACAAAAGCCACAGCCTCAGCCTCAGTATCGAAACTCTTGATAGGTACATTTAAACCAGTCGGTAACATACCAAATACTTTATAAGCAAAGATTTTGTTTAAATCTTCTTTGTCTTTTTTCTCACGAACATAAATAGATACTACGTCTAATAATTTTTTGCTATCGTCAGTTAAGATAATCATGGTTTTTCTTTTCCCCTTCATCCATAATTCTATCCACTTCTACAAGCAATCGATCAGCATAGGCCTGTAGAAACATACAACATTCATCATCACTGGCTACCCCTAAATCCCTAACCATTGCTATAAGGTCTATAGGGTTTTCTGCACATTCGGATAATTCCTCTATGCACTGTAAGCCATCCTCTAGGTCAGTTAATTCAGTAAGAAAAACATATTCGTCTGTATCTTCCTCGCAACTATCAACTAACCATAAACTTTCTGTTAGTGTGTGTAGTACAACTTTATTTTTGATAGAGTTTGTTTTCAACACAGTATTGTAACCCCTTACTTGTAACAGTTAAGAACGGGCCTTTAATGTCATCATCGAGTCCCTCAGCTACAGCTAATACTAGGCCAATAGTAAGTTCAGCAAGTTCTTCTAACGAAATATCAGTGAAACTGATATCACTATCGATATCAAACCCACTAACGCCCTCTGTAAAAGTCAATTTTGCCTTTACACTAAGACCTTTTTGTTCCTTGTTTAATTCTGTCATAGACACCCTCCTTTACATAAAATAATCTATCGCAGTATGGTCTTGAAATTACCACAATATCGCTATTATCCTGTTCAAAGTATTTGTGTATCATCTTATAGCCTTTATCCTCTACAGTGTCTGCAATGGCTAAATCAACACCATTTACCGTAGCATGGAATAAGTCCTGTCTTAATAAATACGCAAAGCCTTTAATATGAATAACACCAGTTTCTGCTTTCTTGTACCAAGAGTCCGAGTGTACGTTACGTTTAGACTCAATAGTAAATGTATCGTCACCCAGTTTCATCTTAATGTCACCACGCATTTTCTCTACCATTTCATCATTAGCCAAAGCCTTAATGATATTGGCTGATTTTAATGCACCTGACATAGGTACTAGATTAGCCTCAATACCAATCTTTTCGAGCCATGCAACCAGTTCACGCTCTGCATTGCGTCCGTTACGTCTATTACTTTTCCCTCGTTTACTCGCTGTGGTTTGTTTTTTTGTTTTAACTTGTAACTTATGAGCGAGTCTGTTTTCAACCTGCCTAGGTGAGAGAATTGACTTATCCTTTGGCATATACAAACCGTAGTTGTCACATAACCAACATTGGTCTTTCATTGTCCTGCAGTTTTTCTTAACTTCGCAATTCTTCATCTTTGCCACTCAATACCGCCAAACCAAGTAAACAATACACGATAATATCGTATAAACGTTCTTTTGCGTCCGGTAACATAGTGCCATGCTGTAACAATGCTAAGTCATGTTTGTCTTTAAACTGCATACAAGTTTTAAATGCACCATCTTTGGTAATTTCACCGAATTGGCGTTCTGCACATTGTTTAAAAGCTGATAGAACATCATTAGTACTTGCATACTGTTTATTTTTCATAACAAACAGTTGGTCGATCAGTGTTAAATGATTAATCGACATTGCGTTAAATTCATCGATATTAATTGCTTTCACAGTTACACCCCTTATCACAGAATTGAGATACGTTACAGAACCGTTCACACTTCATGCCACCCCAACATTCAGAATACCTACAAGGTGGAGGCATTGTATTTGTTTCAAGTGCTGTAAGTAAGTCACCTGCTTTCTTTTTCATATACCGTGCAACCCATTGGTCGCTAATTTTATTGATTGGAACCAAGTAACCCGGACTTGTGATACCACGTTGGTTTGCTATGTATGTATTGCCGTCTCTGACAATTACTTCACATACGAGTTGATTTACCGGTTTCTTTAATTCCTTTTCTATCTTCATACGGTAATCGTTAAGCTGTATGGCTAGGTCAAGTCTTAGCTTAGGTCCATCTGTGCGAATTTCATTGCGGTATTTAGGCTGTCCCTTTTTAGCCCCTGTTTTGTATACTTCGCCAGTTGCTACCTTTTTGCTATACATTCCTAAAATTTTTGCGACTTTCCATGATCCATACGTTTTATTATCGTAGAGCGTCCCATTGTTCTCTGCTGAGTAATAATCGAACGCCCCAGTAGAAACACCATCATCAATACGCAATTCGGAAATACCCTCATCGTCTGTATAATGTTCAAGATAATCATGGACTTTTGTGCCATGTAACATGAACAAAGACGATTTAGGATCTATTGCATAGTCATGTGTGAGTTTAAGGTAATTTTCTCTAGTACCGGCTAAAAGCTGTGTTGTACTAGGTCTACCTGTCCATTCACGTTGATCAGCTAACGCCATTAACGTACGTTTAGACAAACACCTACCTGCAGGACAATACAGTTCACCATTATCCGGATTGATTTGCCCCTCTAACCTACAACAGGCAAGACATTCTTCAATTTTCACTTCTTTCCCGTCAGGGCAAATATACTTCGTATATGGCAACCTTAGTACCTCCTATCTCGCATATAATTATAGAAGTCTATATTATTTGTAATCATATAACCAGTCCTCCATATTATATTTAATATCGTCTCTCGTCATTTCATACAAAGTTTTATCTTCAGTGGTTACAACACGCACAAAATCAAGCATATTCTTACACATTACAATAAACATCGGGTCATTTCTATTTCCGTCATACCAAAGGTTGTGTAGCTCGTGCATTGTCATGATTTATCGCCTCATCAATATTCAAAATCTCGTGGTCCAAATGTCCAACTCTGACCAAAATCAATATAATTACGGTTATTACGACGCATCCATTCTAGTTGTGAACCTGTCGGACCATAGTTCTCACCTCTGTTATTCTTTGTTTGTGGCGTCTTTTGATGGTTTTCTTTGATTGATTTTACTAATTCCATAATGTACTCCTTTTCCTTTATGATTTAAATTTCTATTTCTAAGTATACGCATTTATCGCAAGTGCTATGGCCGTCAACATCGTATAAACAGTCCGTATACACATTGATAATGTGACGGCTAGGATTACTCCAACCATCATAAACATCAATCATAACCTCTGTATTCTCATCATATTTTTGTAGTTTTTCCATAAGCTCTTTTATCTTCATTATATTCACCTCTTTTTACTTATCAGTGAAGTCATAATCATTTTAAAAGTAGCTATTCCTAGCTACTAACTATATTATACTACTATAACGTGTTATTGTCAACACTTATAAGTGAAGTTTTACTCAAAAATTTTCCTCTAATAACGATGTATTGTTATTATATTTGAGTTCCATTCGAGTAGGTCCATAAATACCATCACGAGCTTTCTCCACTTTCATACGAGTTATATTCTTTAATTCTTGCTGTTTCTGTAGTGATAAACCGGGTTCTTTTTCAGGTCTCCACAACATTATGATCACGTCACCACTTGCCTCAATATCACCAGTCATACGGAGTAAATCCATAGTAGGTTCATTGTAGGTGTTGGCTCCACGATTTAATTGACTCAGCATAACCAAGATAATATTAAATTCCTTAGCCATCCCTTTCATTTTAAGGGCTTGTTCTGACGCTCCCTCATAAGTACTGGCTCCACGCATATATGTGAAGTAATCTACTGCCACAATATCGATTGGGCCACCTAACTTATTTTCACGATTACAAGCAATCAGACGGTCTTTAATATCGTCTATACTTAAACCATTTGTATCATAAATTAGAAGTCTTTCAGATAACTTCTCTTTTACTTGGTCTATTCTTGGGTCACCACTCAAAACTAACTCTCGTACTTCACGCAAGCTAACTTTGAGAACTTTAGCTATAATACGCTCCATAACTTTACCTTTGGACATTTCCAAGGAAAAGAATAGAGTCCTAGCTTTGTTTATAATGACTTGGCGTAATAGATATTCTACAAGCCAGTCTGTTTTACCGGCACTCGAATACGCACCAACAATCATAACCTGTGTTTTAACCATTCCGCCAATACAATCGTCTAAACATTTAAAGTGGGTTTTATACTCACCACGAAGATATAAGTTCTTCAAGTCATTGATAGACTCCTCTGCATTAGAGGCGTCTTTAGCGAGTTCCTTGCTATCTTCACGGTAGTTTTCAAAGAAGTCTTTCAACTCAGTGAAATCACGTCCCCACCGTTCACATAGACGTTTGATAATATCCGCTTTAAAGAGTGGATTAGAAACCGATTTAAGGAAGTTATGAGCTACATCATATTCATCTTCCTGTGCTTTACAATTATCTAGCATAAGCCATAACACATACTTATCGATATGAATTTTATCGAGTGCAGTTACGTCAATGCCTGCTTTTAGGGCGTCATTTAAGTCTTTGACACCCTCAGGTAATTGCAGAATTCTAACCGTTGCTCTAGGGAGTATTTCTTTAAAGTAATCACGGACACGAGGTACACGTTTAATTCCCTCTTGATCATTATCCGGGCAATAAATGATAGTTGGTATCTTACGCATTGACTTTAGCAAAGTCTTTAGTTGGTCTTTATGAACCTCGTTACCACAGTATGCCACTGTAGCAAGACCCATTTGATGACCGCTGATTGCGTCCATATACCCCTCTACCATATATAATTCATCTTTGTTCCGAATTTTAATAGCTTGGTCTAGGTTATACAATAATGCAGATTTATCGTATACGATATTATTTCTACTATTAATGTATTTAGGAGTCTTATCAAACTGCCTGCGTGCGATAGCGACTGGTTGACCGTACTCGTTACGAATAGGGATAACCAATGTATCATTGTCAAAACCTAAACCGAAAGCACTAATTGTTTCATCAGTAAAGCCACGCTTATGCAAATACTCAACAATCTTAGGTAGCTGTTTAATAGAGCGTTCTACAATATGCTTGCAATCTTCCTCTACTTTAACAGCCTTTTTCCATTCTTCATTGGCCTCAATGTTGATATTTGCCTCGTTTGCTAATTGTTGAATTGCCATTGTGTGAGAGATATTTTCATAGTCTTTCACAAAGTTGATTACGTCACCACCACTTTCACAAGCAAAGCAATAGTAACTTCCTGATTGAGGATAAACAACAAGGGGGGTGCCCTCATCACTTCCGTGAATTGGGCATTTCCCCTCATATAACCCTCCTTTAGGACGTAGTTCAGTAAATCGGCTGATATACTCAACTATGTCAATTTTCGCTTTAACTAGATTTTCTACTGTCAAGTCCCGCTCACTCCTAATAGTTCTTCAATCTCAGTAGCTACATCCTTGATAATAGCTACATATATTGCCTGTTCATTCGCCGTAGCGTCTTGCATCCTATGTGCATTAATTTCAATTTCTCTAAATAGGACTTTAATTTGTTTTTCTTTTTCCATATTGCTAACTCCTTTTACATTCCCATCAACATATCAAATGAAAAAGCGTCAGCATTGCTAGTTTTCTTTCTCGTCTCCTCCTTAGCCTCTTGCCAACGCAGTTCAGTTTGACGTTTCTTCGCCTCTTTAACTACATTGTACAATGATATAAAAGAATTGTCTGTTTTATTTTCTAAATAATCGAATACGATATTGACAATGTCAGGGTCTTGTTTATAAAAGAACCCACGGACCTGCCAATATTCCTTACTAGGTTTACCATGCACAAAGGCAGGTGTTCCTACACATTTTTTCAGATACATGGTAACTACTTTTTGCAACTGCCCTGCATACGTCATTACATCACCTCGTATTCTTAGTGGCTGTTAGGTGGTTCATATACATCACCAATTTTTTCTGCGTACCCCTCATAAAGGAATACTGCATTTACCATTGGATTTCTGTATGTAGTCACTCCTTGAATTGAACCTATTAACCCTCGATCTTCAAGAATTCTAACCTCGTCATCAAGACTAGTACATTTCTGCTCTAATAGTTTGATTAGCTCTCCAACCGTCATTTATACCTCCTTGCTAATACCAAAGAATACTATTCCTTGCGGAGTTCTAATTTCAGGACTAATACCCGACTCTCCTTTAGAATTAACAATTTTCTTACTACTTGTCACGATGTAATCGTGATTGCTTAAAGTAGTTAAATGTTTAAAGACTGTATTTCGGTGTAAACCACCAAGAGCGTCACAGAATTCGTTGATATGGATAGGGGAGCATTTAACTCCCCCTATCAAACTACCCGTTTTACTCTTAGCTTTTATATATCCATATAATACAGCCACGGTAGGACCGTAACTTTTAAGTAATTCAGGACTAACCTCGATTACCATGGTGCCACATCCGCTCCACTATGACTTTGCACCCACGCAACAGCCGCTTGTTTCATGTCAGGCTTTTGTGCATTTTTAGACAGCCATTCGATGTAATCTAGTGGAATTTCGGAAAAGTGTTTGCCATTATGCTTACCGAAAGTAACTACTGGATCATCGGCATTATCTGCACTTACTACAGGAATGTCTGCAGGTGGTGGTACTTCATCCCATTCAGACTCTGTAGGTTGAGATACTGGTGCAGGAGCAGATTGTTTCTTAGGAGCATTAGCATATGTAAAGCCCTCAGGTAATGCCCAATCAGGTAATTGAGGTGGCTCGAATTTGCCATACTCATTAGTTTTAACCCATGTTTGGCCAAGGCCATACAAGTATCGACCAATACCAAATTGAACTGCCGCTCTTTTAATTGCACCGGAGGCACCACCTTTGATAGCCTCAAAGTCTGTCAAATTAGAAACGTCTTGACGTGTAACAGTTTTAACATTACCATCTTTATCTTCAATATGAAGAATAAGGGTACAAACAAAACCTTTAAAGTCCGTTTGATTACCTTGCTTGTCTAATTTGGAAGATGAGCCCATATCAATAGGTTCTAATTTCATTTCCCAGTTTGCAGGACCTACAGCCTCATCAAGTCTGTTCATTACACCACGAGCAGTAATATATGCTAATACCTGGCAGTTGCCATTTTTAACAAATTTCTGTGGTCGCCATTCTACATCGTCAGGATGAAACGGCTTTGCTAAAATTTCAAAAACTTCCTTTTCTTTCTTAGCGTCCATATTGACCTCCTTATAACTAAAATTCACTGATAAGTGAACATAAATCTATAAATATAACTGACGTTAGACGTCAGCTATATCTCCGTACTTTTCAACTGGCCTTGCAACTTCATATATGATACCACCCTTGGAGATACCCGAGTCAACGCCATCATGCAGGATTGCACTTGCCTCTTCAATGGTATTAATGGTAGTATCAAAATGGTTTTCCATTCTTAACAGGTAGAACTTCTTGTTGCCTTCGTCCATTGTATCACCTCGTTCTCATCAAATCGCATGATACGAGGGCTTAGATGGTAGCAAGGTAAACCATGCCGATGGACTAACCGTCTTACCTGTTCATCAGACACTTGTAATAGTTTCGCAATATCTTGTGTTTTTACTAAATCCATTTCTAATGTCCCCCTTATCAACAACACTTTCTATGTGTTAAGTATACACTTTTTACCACTTGTATGTCAAGTAGTATTTTGATGTTAATTCTAAACTTTTTATAAAATAAAAGGTAGTTTTTAAACTGATTTTCCCCCTTATTTTTGGTACTGCAGTTTACTGCAAATTATACTGCAATACAAATTTAGTTCTTTTGTTTTCTACGCAATTAGGTTGTTTATGTGGTTTATTTGGCAAAGAAAAAATCCCAGTAAAATCAACGAATGTTGAAATATTGGGATTTATGGATATGAATATTGATTTGCCTCTTTAGTTTATGTTAAACTATAACATTTTAGGTTAAATGCAGTAAAACACTGTATTCTTTTTTTGCCTTACTGCATTTATACTGCATTAGAAAACGAGCTTTCTAATCGATGATCTGATATCAGTTTCTAGCTCATGGAGATACTTATCTGTAGTATTAATATCTGCATGGCGTAGCTGACATTGAATTGTTTTTAAATCGATACCGTTACTAAGCAAGATACTAGCATGTAAATGTCGTAATACATGTAAGCCACCCTTACAGCCGATCATTCTCAAACGGCGAGAAAATGATGCTACCATTCTACTTACGGCAGTTTTCCCAGTGTAATCAAAAAGGTAATCATTTTTGTTTGGCTTTTTGGTATCTTTATAATGAACAAGTATATTATGCAACGTATCAGAGAATTGTGCGTACTCACCTAATCGATTACCCTTAGGTGCTTGCATAATGATTTCACCTGCGTCTGTCCGGTATACGCCTCTATTGATATATATTTTATTATCATCTAAATCAATGTCGGACCATTTTAAACCGGCACATTCGCCTGATCGCAACCCGGCATATAATAGTATATATAAAAATGTTTTTCTATCTTCTTGTTTATAACTTTCAATAAGTGTTTTGACTTGTTGCAGTGTTGGAAGTTGTACTTCCTTTTTCCACTTTGGGCCAAAATTAATAGCTCCACTTGGAATTTTAAAATCAACAACTCCCTCGTTGTAAGCTATTGTCATAATAGACAATACATATAGTATTCGAGTTTTGATTGTATTGTACATGCAACCACGAGAAATAAGAATAGTGGAGAACCGATTTATAATATCTCTATTTATATCTTTTAATGGGTAGTCGCCAACAGAACCAATAAAGTCATTAATCGATCTTAATTTTACGTCTGCAGTAGACCTTTTAATTTCTTTTGTAAGTACTTGTTTTTCAATGGCAGAGTGTGCATATACGGAAAATAATACATTATCAGTGGATGCTACCTCAACTTCGTTAATTTTTTCACGCAATTTTTTACGGCACTCTTGTATACCTTTAGCATAAACAGTGTATCTTTTATTATCGATCATAACTTGACCGCACCAAGTACCATTAGCACGTTGGTAAAATGTCCCATCTTGATTACCTCTACGTTTAGCCATAATATCTATATCTCCCATTCAACAACACTTAATTTGCAGTACGAACTGCAGTAACCTAATTGCAGTATATCACATAAAAGTACCGATGAATACTGTATAAAATGTTAATTTTTGAACTGTTATACTTTTATGAATATCGATGTATAAAAATTCTTTTAACACTTTTTAGTGGATTTTTTGAAAATTTTATATTATAATATAACTAACAGGAGGTGTATAACGTGAAAACAATAGGCGAACGAGTGAAGAAACTAAGAGAAGAACGAGGTTGGACACAGGCACAACTTACAGAGTTGATGGGTGCTAACAGTACCACTACCCTTTCACGTATAGAAAATGGCGTAACTAAAGAAATGCGTATGCCAATGGCTCAAAAATTGGCGGCGATCTTTAACGTAACTCCGGAGTACATTATGTATGGTGAAGATAATATGAGTAACCTTTACAGCAGTGAGGTTATCGAGTATATCATGAACCCTAAAAATGCCGAGGAGATTGACATTTTCGTACGAGAAAAAATTCTCGAAGAAAGAAAAGCTATGCTACTAAAAAAGAAAGAGGGCATTTAAGCCCTCTTTTTTGCTATCATAAAGTCTCTGATTGCAGTACCTTCTACCTGCATCACATAGACATTTCCTTTTTTGACCTCAGGTATACGATCACCAAAGTATGCTAGTTTACGAGGATTATCACCAGTTAAGACTTCGACAAACAACATTGGTTTACCTTTCTTTGTTTTAGTTGCTTTAGTTTTAGTAACCAATGCTAATATATTAGTCCTACCATCTACAATACCGTCATCGTAATCATCAAAGATATTAGTGAATGTATATCTAAGTGTTGCAAATTCCATTTGACCGTAACTTTCATTCTGTTCACCGGAGTAAACAAACGGTCCTTTGGATTTACGTTTGTCTTTTAACCAATCAATATACTCTAACAATTCCCATCTAGTTTTATCCGTGTACTCATCACAAGCACCGGAGCGAACTAGATTTTTTAATACTGTTTTATTAAGGTGTATATTATCTTCTAGGAACTGTACTGCATTGTTAGAGTTAGGAATATCTGTATTCTTACATCCTGCAATGCAATCAAACCCTAGAATTACTTCCCTGTTCTTGCCTTGGCTTTTCTTTTTGCTATGGTATAGATCAGGTTTTTTTACATTTACCTTAATCTTTTTGCAATGTTCTATAAAGAACACGAGTTTTGCTCGACTATCCGTATTTCTACTAGCCACATCAATAGTAGACGCCATATACTCTGCCGTATGATGTGCTTTCATATAGGCTGTATACCAAGCTAATAAACCGTATGCCGCAGAATGACCTTTATTAAAGCCATAGTTAGCAAATGTAATAATCTCATCACAAATTTCTTTCATGACTTCTTGGGGAATTCCATTCTTTAACCCTCGACTTAACATATCATCTATTACAGGTTGCATTTCCTCTGTAATCTTTCTACCGATGATACGTCTAAGGTTATCTGCCTCACCATAAGTATAGCCACATAATTCACGAGCTATTTTCATGATTTGCTCTTGATATAGGATAACGCCCTCAGTATCTTTTAAAATAGGTTCTAGCTTAGGATGTAAGTATGTAACAGGTTCTAGTCCCTGACGCCTACGTTCAAATACATCTACCATACCTGAGTCTAATGGGCCCGGTCTATGTAAAGCTACGGTATCAATTAAATCTTCTACTTTAGAAGTATTGATTGCTTTAATAATATCCGTCATCCCTCCGGACTCAATTTGGAAACATCCCTCGGTAAAACCCGCTCTTAACATACGTCCTGTATAGTCATCTGCTAATGGGATATTCTCGATCAACAGACTTTTATCTCTACCAAGATTTTCCAATGTACTATCTAAGATATCTAAGGTTTTTAAACCTAAAATATCAAGTTTCATAATACCTTGCTTTTCAAGGAAATGGAAATCTTGTGCCGCTACCAAACATTCAGGATTTTTTTCTACTGCACACCATTGCGAAACGTCACTAGGGAATACAACCACTGCAGAGGCATGGGTACTATATTTTTCAATATGTCCCATAAACTTTTCTGCAAGTTCTCGTAACAATCCGTCTGTGACCTCATCTAAGGTGTTGATTTTAGTGGAAATAGCCCTTACGTCTTGTGGGTTATATCCTAATGCTTGACCTGCTCGTATAACAGCAGATTTCGGTTGGATATAAGTAATGGTACGAATTTGATATACCTTACCATATTTCTCACGAACATAGTCTATAACTTCCTCTCTACGTTCTGACGAAATATCACAATCAACATCAGGCATTGTAACACGTTCAGGGTTAGCAAACCGTTCGAATACTAGATTAAATCTAATAGGGTCAACCTGCGTAATCCCCATTAAATATGCTACTAACGAACCACCTACAGAACCACGTCCGGGTCCAATAGGAATACCTCTACTCTTACAAAAGTCTAACATATCAGAAATAATACACATATAATTTAGATAATGGCATTGTCCCAATACATCAAACTCATGTAATGCTTGTTTCTTATAGACCTCTGCATTAGGTTTGGAATTAATTTGTAATCGTTTCCACCCCTCTGTGCATTTGTCTTTTACATATTGTAATGGATCAGCACAATCGAATACTGGGAAGTTCTCTCCTCCCATTGGTATCTCCACATTGCATTTGTCTATAATAGCAGATACATTCTCAAAGTATTCTCTTGTATCATGAGTAAAGAATTCTTGCATTTCTAATTTACTCATCATATGGTAATCACCTGAGGCGTAATATTCACAATCATCACCTAGATTAAGCCATGCTCTATGAGTATCAGTATCTGATGGTAATACATAATGACTATCACCAGTAATAATAACAGGAATATTATATTCTTTACCCCAATTAAATACTTTTTCGTTGTATTCATACTGCTCTTTAAACTTATGTGGTTGAACCTCTAGGTAGAAATCCTCTCCAAAGATTTTATGTAAATCGTAAATCATATTATCAGGTCTTTCGCAACTTAGTACACCTGCAATACAAGCTGTGCTACAGATAAGACCTTCATGACATTCATTGAGGATTTCAAATCCTATTCTCGGTTTACGGTAAAAATGCTCAGTACCATAAGAGGCGATTTTCATAAGGTTCCGATACCCTGTAATATCTTTACAAAGTAATAGAATATGGTATGTTTTACCTCCTTTAATTTCCGGTTCAATAGCAAGATACCCCTCATACCCAAGAATAGGTTTAAGCCCTGCCTTTTTACATTCAAGATAAAACTCCATCAAACCTGTTGTAGTTCCATGTTCTGTCATAGCTAGTGCTGTATACCCTAACTCCTTGGCACGTTTAATCTTGTCAGGAATTGTAGCAAATCCGTCAAAATATGGAATAATCGCTATGGCTGTGTAAGTCGCAGAAATTCATTCCTAAATCACCTCCTTATTATCGTTGAAGTCTTTCAACAATCTCATTTATTCTCATTAAATCTTCTCGTTCTCTAGCGAACTCTCGTTGTTGCTCATAAAATAAGTATATTAAAGAACCAAAACCACCTAATATGGCAGAAAGAAATAAATCAACGAATATAGGTGGAGGATGTGGTGCGTCAGCTGTACACAACTCGATAATCAAAAGTGAAATGCCAGTAGTTACCATAAAAGCTAGAATACTTCTATTTCTTATTCTATTTAATTTTTTCCTCATAATATTCCTCTTTTCGTTTAGTTAAATAATGATGTTTGATAGTCCCATCTAAACTTCTTGATTATATTGCTATCAATCGAGGTTCCACAAAGCCATATTTTACGGTTCTCTCTAATACATCGTCTAATGTAATTAGCCTCTAGCCTTGCTACTACTTCACTTTTACATTTCATGTGAAGTTTACAATCTTTACCGCTAATTAATGTAAATATAAATGTAGCTATATTCATTTTTCTCCTTTCTCTATTCACTTCGTTCATATGATTACTTTGGCTAAAGCCTGCGTAATCAGTTTTTGTTTTATTTAAAGTAGATAATCTAAATTAATCTAAAGTATCTAAGCAATTACGGAAGTAAGTGCTGTGCCGTGACTACAACTACAGTAACTACTGATTTCCGTATTTGTTTATTTACTTTAGTTAAAAATTTAAAAATATCATTCGAACTCACCGTTAGGTGATGTGAGAATACGAACCAACTTGTTTGGTGAGTAGTGATTAGTTCACTCACGTTGTTCGTGAATGTTTACAAAGTAAACAAGAATTTTTTAATTAATTAACTAATTAATTTAAAACAAACTAGATAAGAGGTACAGCCCCCAATATCTTGGGAGCTAGTAACTTGGTACGTAATCGAAACTTCATGATAAATTTATCAAGGTAGCCCGGGTGTAGCTTTACCTACCACTTAAAAAGTTTGTTTCGACAGCCTTCTACGACGGGACATAATCCGGGGAGTTGCACGCAAAATAGCCCCTGTCTAACAGCCATATTACCGAGTCGCAAATTCGGTTCCGTTATTTTTAGTTGGTTTACGCCTCAACAATGATCAATATGATTTTGCCTAACAAAATGTTTAGTCAATACATTCGACATACATAGGTCCGCTCGAGTTTTCAAGACCGGCTTTCCTCCGTGCAACATGTATGGTAGCACCGTTTGTATTGAGTTGCGTTTATGCAACGTAGCATTTACGCTTTGCAGTTTTGTAGACACTGGAAAATCTTTTGTATTTCGTGCAAAACATTTGAGTTTTGTTCTGTGAATACGAACAGTGTTTACAACCCTTGCAATATTCTCTTTTAGTTTTTCTACGAGTGTATTCAATTTGCCCACACATAGAAACACCTTGTGTTCCTTTACATCTTTTTCTCATAATAGTTCCTCATTTCTTTTTTGTTTAAGGTGTTATTGTTTGTTTTTCATTAGAACTATCTTGGCCGTATAAGCGTCACATCGTATCACAGCCTTACTTACATCCTGACATATGCTCTACGGTCAGGACTGCGTATAAGTGTGGATATAACGCTGTGCCGTAAAAATTTCTTAACACATAAGTGAATATATGTAGAATAAAAAACAAGTTGTAGGACATATGCTCTACGGTCTTTCTTAACTTGTATCGTTATTATATATCACATAAGTGTTTTTGTCAACACTTTAAAGTGAAGTGCATGACATTTTTTTGATGAATGTTTTTACCACATTCATCTTCATGATTACATTATACTAAAACTTCACTTATAAGTCAAGTACAAAATAATGAAAGTTTGATGAAGTTTAAAAACAGGCATAAAAAAAAGAGGGGGCGTGATTGCCCCCTTAGTTGGTTGTCATTTTTACTAGATCATAGCGTACATAATAGCTAGGTTCCTTATCATTAAAATCATATTTAGCACCATAATGGAATTTACCGTTTTGTTTATCAACCCCTACCTGCGTATGGAATTTACCTGCACGGAATTCCTCTTGTGCATAGACATTCAATTCATGTTTTTTAGGAACTTTTACATCAAATACTACCTCAGACTTTTGTTCCATAACAACTTTACCATCTTTGAATTTTTGTGTTTCAGTTTGTTTTAAATCAAACTTATGGTCTTTACCATTAACTTTAACAGTTACTTTTGGTTGTTCAACCACAGCCTCTACGTCTGTTTCTTCTTTTACACCATTAATTGTGGCTTTTGGCACATAACCGAAAGTAGTTTTTGTAGAAGTTGAAGAATTTACCCTCTGAATTTGCGTCTGTATTGGAGTTTTTGGTTGCTCCTTGATAGTTTCCTTATGGAAAATATTATAGGCACCATAGAACGTAAATATAGCGATTATAGAGGATATTGCAATTACAAGATATATTTTATACGTCCTGACAAAGTCCAGGATGGTATTTAAAATAAATTGCTTTACCACGGATAATGTCACCTCCATTACCTTCTTCTTGTGGGATATGTAATAGGTCCCAACGCATATCAGGGTCAGAGTCATTGATACCATAGCCATCAATGTCCGCCCATTCTGCATGGGTTCGTACATGGTCTACGTCAATTTCCCAATCTGCACCTTTACAAATAGCATTAACTACTTTAGCTAATGTTTCAATTTGTTCATCAGTTGGCGGAGCGGACCCCCATTGGATAGTGCCATCTGCCCAAATAGAGCCGTCACCCATACAAGACAACGAAATACCAATGTTACCAGTATTCCTAAGCCAAGTATGCTCACAATATACATCGAGATTGTCATAATCAGAATAGATTGTACCATCGCCAAGAATGTTAATATGATAATGGTCAGAAGTGTTTCCATACCAATTCGCTCCCCAGTGTAAAGTCATATGAGTGGCATTGCATTGACTTGCCATATACTCTACATCATTTAAGGTATATTCCATAGAACCTCCTAAATAAAAAGAGGAGCCTTAATCAAGCTCCTCCTCAAAACCGGAAAATCGTTCCATTTTTTCTCTATTCTCTTCTTTTTCTTTTTTGCTACCGTATCTGCCCATTTTTTCAGAGGCATTATCTGCCAAGTTACGTTTTGTATCAGCAATATTTTTCTTTGTGATACCCATTTCTTTTAGTGTATCTGTACTTACTGATTTAGGATCATTAATGTATTGGTAGATAATAGCTTTCTTTTGGGCTTTTTTATCTTGTGAATTTACATAGTTAATTTGGCTTATGTCGCCATCTACAGAGTCTAAGATAGGACGGAAACCAATGAATTTAAGTACTTGCTCTTTAGCACTGTAATCTCGAGTATCTACACCTTTACTCCAATCATGTTTTTTACCACTAATACCTTGGTAATAGTTAGCAAATGCAGGAGATAGATCATGAGCCATAGACAACAATATAGAGTTAGCAGTGTGATGATTTTTGATAGACTCTACAAAATTGCCCAACGTACCAAGTGTAGGACCTGATAAATTATCTGTAGGAACTAAATCACCAATACCTACGTTACGGCTAAAATCTACACCGATTGTTGGAGCAGGAGCACCATACATAGCGAGTAAAGCAAGTTGTTTTTTGAGTGGATCGCTACCGGCCCAATCAATGATACTTTCCTTAACTCGAGCAGTAACAGTCTTACCAGTAATCCATTCTGCTAAGTTATCACCTGCAGTAATACCCGGAATACCCATAAGACCTGCAAGTACTAAATAAGAACCGAAGAAACGAGCTATTTCTTTTTTATCTCCATTTTTAATCATATCGTACATAAATTCTGTTTCTTTAATTGCATATTTTCTAAATTGAAGTATAAGTTTGCCAATAGTACCGAATTGAGTAAATAATTGAGAGGCGTCTTTATCAGAATAATCAAAGTTTGTTTGTCTTACAAAGTCAGACGCAATATGCTCTGCCTCAGTTTGAGATTTACCCTCTTTGATAGCTTTACGGTACGCATGTAATGCGGCTACACGTCTAGTATATTTGTCCATCCGGTTAAATGCCTCCATGGACATTTCAAAGAGCTTGCCAAGTTTTACTTTCCCAACTTTAAGGTTATAAATACTTTTTCTGTTTTTTAATGTTTGAGTTTCCATTGCAGTATCATCTAGGTTTAAGCCAATGTTATTAAACATTTTACGTTCAGAGAAAGTAACATTACGTTTGTTAGGACCAAACATAGTAGCGTCTCTAAGGGCCTCAACAAAGTCTTTACTGTACCCAGTTTTAGATACAATATTAACTAAAGCACCAAGTTGGGCAATCGCCGCTGTCGGACGGAACAACCCTAGTTTTGCTACTGTAACTGCCTCCATACTACGGTGCATTAAATCAGTGGCAAAAGTTTCACCGTAATGTTGCTTAATCCAACCGTCACCAATCAATTCATTGAATGTTCTGTTGAGTGCTTTATCTGCATTATTAGGGACACCAGTAACACTAGAAATAAAGTTATGGATTACATCCTCAGTATCACGTCTAGGACCTTCCCCTGCAATACCATATTGAGAGGCATAGTCTGTACCTTTAACATCACGGTATAAGGAAGTAGCTTTATGGTAGAACTCTTGTTTAGGAATAATATGTGCTTTATAACGTAGGTAGTTTTCCATGTTCTCTAAGGTGTTAGGATTAGCACCTTTAGCGTTAGTGCGTTTTTTATTGTATTTATCGTTGAGTAGATTACCATAACCTAATAATAAATGACCTTTGATATCACTCTTAGTAATCACATTTCTGCGTCTAAAGAGTTCATCAAGGTCAGCATATTTTAATTCTTCTTTTAATTTTGTTTTATCTATACCTAATTCTTTTTGTTTATTTTTATCATTGATTAATCCAATCAAAGACTCACGAGTGGCATGGTCTTTGTCACCTATAGATTCCTCAATAATTTTATTAATCTCAGAATACGCATGAGAAATACGAGCAAATCGTTTATCTTGATCTTCGCTACTTTCATCTTCATATATGATATCATCATAAGAAGTGTCATTTAACTCGTCATAAATACCGGATGTAGATAATTCATCGTATCTAGGATTACGTTCTGTAATAACTACACGAGTACCTTTATTTAATTGTTTATCTTTTACATAATGCTCTGCGTCTTGGTATGTGTGGAAAGAGGCAACTTTATCACGTTTTTCGTAAGTATTACCATTTTCATCTTCGCTTTCAGATACAAGGTATACACCATATCTACTATGTAGCATTGGGATATGTGCCCATAATCGTTTTGGACGATGATCAGGATCAGCACCAGTTTTAGACCAGTTTTTCATATCATCACGATATACCATATCATCAAGTTCCCTCCACATATTGTATGCTTTGAGAACTTTATTATTGTAACCTTTTTCACTGATTATTTTGTCTCGTAATGGTTTAGCTACTTTTTCGGCTTGTTCATAAGTAGAATATGGTTTAATAACATCGTCACTGGCGAATACACGGAAGTTACCGTCCTTAAAGTCCATAAACACATGCTTTCCTGCACGTTGAAGTTCATTATATAAGTTTTTAGCGTCTACTTCTTCTTTAAATTCTCTGAACACATCATCGTGTTTTAGATTGATATACACCTCTTTATCACGAACCATTACACCTGCAGGTTGTACGAATTCACGGCCCAAATTGTTAATTTCATTTGCAAGTCTACTAAACTCAGCATGATTTTCTTCGCCTAATACATTAACCATATCTTTATATTTTTTAAGATATTTACGTTGTAAATGACTTTCTTTAACGTCAGATTCCTCTGCCCAGTATACAATCGGTTTCATTTTAGGATCGTACTTTTCGATAAAGCGAATTGGAGAGCGTACCAATTTTTTACCTTTGTAACCGGCGATATTACCTTGTTTAGTATCACGTCCCTCAAACTCAATGTTGTCATTTTGTTTTTTGATATATTTTTCTACTACATTAGCTAATGCGTCTGTTGTTTTACCCCATACAGAAGGGAAAGCCTCAGTACCTGATTGATACAACGTATCAGCAGTATAAGTATTTTTACCATCGTCTGTTACAGCATGGTCTATATCGTGACGCAATGGGTTTGCTTTTCTATCATCAATTACAGTATTAGGTTTAGTTAATTTAGATGCGGACATGAATAAAGCCCCAGTGTGGGCTGGAGCTAATTCACCTTGTAATGCATATGCTATTGTTTCTTCCAAGTTAATTGGATTATCTTTGTAGATAGCTTGAACCAAACTATCTGCTTTAGACAAGTTAAATTTCTTATCGAGTTCTTTTGCTGTCCATAGTAATGGTAAAAGTTTGTATTCTTTGTCACGCACGTTCATTGTAACGTCATTGATGACACTGGTAACCATATTATGAACTGCAATTTTTGTTTCTTGGATATTATCTTTAGTTGTGTTAGTAACTACAGTTTTTGCAATATCCCATTCTCGAAGTAATTTTTCCTTTCGTAAATCGTGTTTGTGTAAGGAATTTGTCGCTTGAACATTTCCTTGATTTCCTTGATTGTTTTCCACTGCTTGTTCGTGTTCGTCATACTCTCTCCGTTGACGATTTTGTCCCAAGCTAGTTGGTTCCAATCCTTGACCGTTGCGTTGAATTCCTTCTTCGCTA